CGAGCGACGGAGAGACGAAAGTGATGCCTGGCGTCAAGTTCAAGAAAGAGCAAGCGCGCCGTACCCCGAGCGGTTCGCGCCGTCCCCGAAATAAAGGCCGCGGTTAGTGGCTGAACCCACGGACGTTGTTGTCGAGACGCACTCCGAATTTCAGATAAACGACGCGCAGGAGGGCGGTATCGAACTCGTGCAGTTCGGCAGCCGGCGCCTTCTCTGGCGCAAGGTCGTTCCGGCAGCCAAGTTCCTCGACGCCTTAGAAAAGTATCGTGCTAGAGGAAAGTCCGCCACAACCTGAGCGCCCGCTGCTGGGCATGGACGGATCGGGTATCCGGTTCGGTATCGACCTGGAAATGTTCGAGCAGTGGCGCTCGAGGATTAGCGAGGAGGACGCCGAGGGGTTCGTTTACTACGGCGGAGACCTTGGCATTTTGCGGTTCGTCTGCGCGTTCGACTACCTCACGCACCAGCGCCGCAACCCCCAGCGCCAAGCGATCGTCAACGCCTACGCTGCGGCCTATGAACTCGACCCGTCATCCTACACCTGCCGCGTCCGAGCGTTCGAGGCATTCGATCATCCGGCGGTGCAGTATCTCCTCGAGCAGTTCGCCAATGCCGGGCTCGCCAATGCGAAGGCGGCCAACACGCCAGCTTTCAGCAAGCTCCTCGCCCGCGTCCTCAAAGACGGCCAAGGAGCGGAGAGCTTGGGAGATGCGGTCAAGGCGCTCGACGCCGGAACGCGCTTCATGCGGATGATGCAGAACGAAGGGCGCGAACGCCGTCGCCGTGCGATGGTGATTGACGACACCCCGCGCTCGGTGAAGGCGCGCACCATTGATGCGTCACCTGCGCTCGTAGACGCCGCGCGCAACGCCCCCGAAGCCGAACCCGAAGGCGAGTAATGCACGCCTATCCGAGGCCGAAGCGGGCCGCGTGGCTGCTCGCTGATTTCAAGCGCTTCTGCCGCGTCACGCGCATTCTCGACAAGCTCGAAGAGTATCCTCACGACGAGATGATGGAAGAGATGACGCTCTGCATCCCTGACTTTTCGGCCAACACCCAAACGCGCGAACTCTATCTCGCTCCTCGCTACACCTACAAAACCTCGCTCGCCAAGGCGCTCATCGTCTACCTCGTCCTGCGCTTCCCGGATATCTCCATTATGATCTACCGCGCGGCTCGCGAGCTTGCCAAGGATATGCTCGCGGCGATCCAAGAGGTACTACAGAAGAACCCCGAGATTCTTGACACGTTCGGCGACGTTTCAATCGGATCGCCGCTCTGGACGACGTTTAAGTTCACGGTCAACACGCGCACGCGAGCGGGTATCCTTGACCCCACCGTGGCGGTCTCCGGACTCAAATCGTCGGCCGCCGGCAAGCACGTCGATTTCATTCTCTGCGACGACCTTGTTACCGAGACGAACTGCGACTCGATCGTGGAAATGCAGAAGGCCGAGAAGCTGATCGATTCGACCAAGCCGGTCCTCCCGAAGTGGGGCGTGCTGCTCGTCACCGGAACGCAGTGGTCGAACATCGACGTCTACCACAAGATTCGTGAGAAGAACATCGAGCTGGTCGAGAACGGTCACCAGCCAGACTTTCGGGAGTATATTCGCAAGGTTTACACGCGCGATGAAAACGGGGACCTCGTCTATTTCTTCCCGCGCGATCTAAACGAAGAGTTCCTTGAGCAGCAGCGCCTTACCGTGCTGCCGCGCTGGTTTGCCTCGTGGTATTTCCAGGAAGTCCACGAGCTCGGCATGGCGCCGTTTCCCAAAGACAAGATCAAGATTTTCGAGGGCGAGTATATCCGCGGCCCGTTCAAGGCGCTCCAGCTTCCCGGCGAGACTGCGCTCCTGCCGCTCTACGTCGTCCTTGCGATGGACCCGGCGCTCACCGCCGCGGCGTCGTCGGATAACTTCGGGCTCAACGTCGTGGGATTCGATCCGGACAAAAACTGGTGGGTACTGGAGAGCCAGGAGTGGCGCAAGCTCCCGTCCCAGGCGGCGCACGACATTATCAAGCTGCTCCTAAAATACGAGCCGGATTGCTTCCTCGTCGAGACGGCTCAGGCCGACGTCGAGATGATGAACGTGCTCACGGGATTCATCCGCCAATCCGGGATGGCGACGATGGTCCGATCCTACGCCGCGCTGCAGGACGAGGAGAAAGGCAAGACCGGAAAGGCTCAGCGCATCCTCGGGCTAGAGCACAAGGTTCACGGCGAGAAGATTCGCTTCCGCAAGGGAATGTGCGGGCCGGTCATTCGAGAGATGGATAACTACCCGTCGCTCTCCCACGACGACTGCCTCGACTCGCTCGCCATGTGCCGCAAGATGGAGAAGATGGCGCCCAAGGCTCGGACCATAATGATGGAGCGGGACGATCGCGAGCCGGTGGACCTCTTTCACCAGCACCTCGATATGATGGAGAAGAAGCCTCCGGGGTTCGGATCGCCAGGCGGCGGCGTCCCGCGGGGCGGCTGGACCGGGCCGTTGACCCCACGCTCGTAACCTGCGATACTTGCGAGCATGGCAGTGACAAGACGTAATCGTTGGAAATTCGCTCCGGTCGGGCGTAGGACGCCCGGCGAACTCATGGGCCAGGTAAGTTCGGGCCAGAAGCATCCAACTCCAATGTCGGTGGCTGAGCTGCAAAAGCAGGGTAAGCCCAAAAAGTTTCCAGGACAGGGCCACCGCACGGTGAAGGATTTGATGCATCAGTAGCTTGGTTTCGACCAGAATGGAATTCCGAATGAAGAAAACCTCCAAGAAAAAGATGCCCAAGAAAAAGGGCGCAATGAAGATGGAGTTCGGCCCGAAGAACGCCGCCAAGAAGGGCGCCGTCGTCAAGGCCAAGCGCGGCGGACCGCAACCCGCTAAGAAGAAGATCGTCAAGAAGAAATAGCGTGCCGCGCCGACCAGCTTTGCGTCGGTCGGCGACACCGTTTCCCGACGCTACGGTTGAACGGACCACCGGGTCCGTCGAGATTGACGAGGGCGAGTGGCAGTTAATCGCCTCGGACATTCGCAATTGCATCTACGCCGCGCAGTCCGCGCGCCAGCCGTTAGAGGATAACCTCCGGCTCTTTAATCGCATCTACGAGCTTTACTCCGAGCCGCGAAACGAGCCGTTCGCCGATTCATCCTCGGTCTTTCTGCCGCTGGCCGTCTCGAAGCTGGACGCGCTTTGGGCGCAGGTCGCCTCGAAGGTGTTCGTTCCGAACCTCGCGCTGGTCACGGGCAACGGCGTTCCGGCGCAGCAGGTCAGCTACAAACTCCAGCGCTGGTACAACAACGATTTCCGCCGCGAGCGCTACGATCAGACCTCCAAACTCGGCGAGTCGCTTCAGCTTTTGCATTGGGCGCTGCTCGAAGGCACGGCCGCGATGGACATTCGCTGGAACCGCCAGGAGCAGACCGAACTCTACGACGTCGAGATCCCCAAGCAAGACGACGGTGGCGACCTATCCTTCGGCGACGACGGCGATTTCATTATGGACAGCCAGGAAGTCCAGAAGATTCTCCAGCTCAACGAGGCTTCGTGGCGCTGCCGCCAGCTAAAAGATTGGCTCCTCATTCCCAACGAGTCGCTCAACCCGCACGCCGCCGCAGCTTATGCCGTGTGCGATTGGCTGTACGAAGAAGATTTGTGGGCGCTCGTCGAGTCCGGGAACCTCAAGGAAGAGTGGGTCGAAAAGCTCCTCGTGTTCGATCCTTCGGGTCAGTCCGACGTTGCCAGCGATCGGCAGGGATATTGGGACAAGAGCGCTGGCGGGCAGCTTCAAATCGGCCAAGGCCAGGGAACGCTCTCGAGTAAGCAGTTCGCCAACCGCGGCCCGTTCAAGATTTGGTACTACGTTTCGTCGCAGTTCGATATGAACCACGACGGGTGGGCTGAGCGCAACAACGTCTTTTGGTGGGCGGAGCTTTCTAACTACCTGCTCGGCTGGCTTCCTTCGAAGGCCGTCTCGCAGCGCCGCGGCCTCTTCCTCTTCGCGCCCATGCCGCGCAAAAATAGCCCTTACGGCTTCTCGGTTCTGGAACGTGAGGCTCCGCTAAACGCCGAGCTCAACACGGTTTTCAACAATGCGAACGACTACGTCTCGCTGTCGCTGAAACCGCCGATGCTCGCCGATATCAACAACCAATCGCGCGACGGAGACTACACTTGGGCGCTCGGGAAGCGCTGGTACGTCGACGATATCAACTCCGCGTTTAAGCCGCTCGTGGACTACACTAACCCGGCCGTGCTGCAAGGCGCGTACCAAATGGTCTCGATCATTACGAGTTTCGCCGACCAGCTTGTGGGGCAGACCGCCGTTGGCGCGGGTGGCCTGACGAGCGGTCGGAAATCGGCGACGGAGATCAAGGAATCGTCGGCGGGCTCGGGTACGCGATCCGACCTCATCGCCCTCTTCTTACGCTTCGTTCTGCGCCGCGCGCTACAGTACGAGCACGAGCTCAACATTCAAAACCTGCCCGATAACCCGCCGGCCGATTCAGATATGCCAGCCAAGGCGGATTTCAAGCAGAACGTCAACATCGACGTGGCTGGAACGGGCGATCCGATCGACTTCCAGACCTACGCGCAAGAGTATCTGACCTGGTACGAAATGATGAGCCGGGACCAAGATATCCAGGGCGACGCCGAAAAACGGTTCGCTCTCAAGCAGCAACTCGGCCGCGTGTTCAAGATCGAAAACCTCGAAGCGATCATCGGAACCGCCGAGGATGCGGCGCAGAAAAAGCAGGGCGAGGACCAGGCTGGGCAGATGAAACAGCAACTCGAGGTTCAAGCCGCTCAGGCGAAGATCGCGCACGACCTGAAGGGAACGCCGCAAGAGGCCGCTCAGGCCAAGGAGCAGCAGTCGCCGCCGCCGCTCGACCAGCAGACCCAGCTCGCGAAAGAAGCGATGAGCCAGAACGGAGAGGCGGCCCCCGCTGGAGTCTCCTAATCTCGGGGCGCTCACCCTCGCGGAGATTGTGCGGTCCCCGGAATGGGAACTCGTAGAGCGTGAGATGCGCGTCGAGCTTCAAAGGTATGTCACGCAGATTACAGCCCTCGACTCCTTCGATACGCGCCTGGCTCAGAAGTCCACGGCGCTGTCGGCCAAGATTCAGGCAATCAAAGGGCTCGCTCGGCATTTCTACCGGCAGGCCGGGCTCGACGAGAAAGAAGCTGAGGCTCGTTTGACCGGGGCGACGCTCTCGGGGTAGAGTGGGTGGTATCAACATACCACCCGGAGGAACCCGCATTTGAGCACGACCGGAGAAGAAGTCGAAGTTGAGGAAGAGAAAAACCTCGGCGGCGGTCCGCCAGAAGATGAAACCCCGGAGGCGCGAGCCGAGCGCCTAGAAAACGAAAACCGCTCTTTGAAGGAGCGGATGGATACCTTTGGCGGCGTCATCGAGGAACTTCGCTCCCGGCCGCAAGTCACCGAGCGCATCATCGAGCGGGAGCGCCGCGAGGAGCAGCAGCCCAATCAAGAGGAGCGCGCCGAGCGCAACGCGCGTCTCGCGATGGCCCTGGCGACGAACCCCGACGAGGTCTTAGCCGAGGTCGGGTCGCGCGCGGAACGCCGTGCTGCGGACCGGATCATCGGCGAGGTAGGCGACGTCGCCGCCGACGCGATTATCGATCGCTTCCTCCGCAAAGCGGGAGACGAGAACCCGATCCTCGCTCCGAAGATCGAGCCAATCTTCCGCAAGGCGATCGACGACCTCGGCCCACAAGCGAAGGCGGCGCTTCTGAAGGTTCCTGCCGAGCAGCGAGAGGCGCTCCTGAAGAAAGAATACAAGGCCGCAGCGGGCGACTATCTCATGCCGCTCGCGCGCCCGAAGATCAAGCCGGGAGCCGGAACGGACGCTGGCGGGCGCGGCGCCGGAACGATGCCCGAGTTCGCTTCGCAGCAGGGAGGCCCGTTTGATAAGCAAGGGAAGTTTCATTTCCCGGCGCAGCAACGCGAAGCGCTCAAGGCGCGCGGCTGGGACGAGGCCAAGATCAAAAAGCAAGAAGAAGCCATTTCGGCGGGGTTAGCATAGGATGAGCGTTCAAGAACGAGACCGCAGCCTGGGGATGGAGGTCCGAACCGATTCCCGAGATTGGGCGGTCGCTCAAGCCTGGCGGATGCGTCACTACAAAGGCGCGAAGGCGACGGTCCCTGGCGGCCACGAAATCGCGATCGATGCGGACGACTACATGGACGTTCAGCCGCCGGGAGCGGAGTACGACGGCGTCGTTGACAAGATCCACGAGTTTCTCAAGCACCCCAAGCCGGGGTGCGTCTACGTCTGGCGCCCGCGCTCCGACGACTCCACCTATCGCCTGATCGAGCTCCACTTCATCCGGCCCGTCCTCTTTTCCGAGCTCAAGGACAACGCCGTCACGATCCATTTGTTCGGCTATCAAGAGGCGGGGATTCCCGATGCGAACGGGCAGCGCACAACGCAAACGTGCGTCGGCTGGCGCAAAGCCGGGCTCTACGAAGTCCGCCCCGACAAGGCGCAGCAGTGGTTCATCGATCCGGGCAAGTACCATCTGCGGCTGATCGCCGAGATTCCCGAGCGGACGAACGATGAGTTCGAGGAAGCCGGTCTCGGTACGGCCAAGGTAGAGCGCAAGGACCCGGCCACGCAAGCGCAGGAGGTCATCCGAGACTCCCGCCGGGGACGATAAGCGAAGTAGCTAGTGGAAGGTGAGAGGCCTCGGGGCGACCCGGGGCTTCTCGCTACACCACCCTTTTTTACGGGTGGTAATCTTTTTTATAACCTTGGCCCCGGCGGCTAGGCCGCTTATTGTCCGATTTATGTACTCGCTCACCGGGCCATTAAATTATTGTCGGCCCTCGCTGGTAGACGGTTATAATCAGGGATCTCCGGTCACCGCACGCGCCTATCCGCTCCCGCTTTCAAACGCGAGCGCGGTTTTTCACGCGGGCGACATTCTGCAGCTCATCACCGTGGGAACCCTGACGTATGCCATACCGCTTGGGTCAGGGCTCGCTTACCAGCCGACCGTCGCTCCGACGATCGCGAACTCGGTTTCTGGCACCGCCGGACTGGTAACGCTCTACGGCTTCTACACTTACACGGACGGCTCGACGTCGAACGTCTCGCTGCCGTCGCCGTGGTTCCAGTTCGTCGTACCGGCGGGCACGGTTTCAACGGTAACGGTCCCGGCTGCGGGCGCCCCGTCGTGGGCAACGGACTTCGCTCTCTACCTGGGCTACAATCCTTACCAGGCGTGGCAGCAGGTTCTCAACACGGCGCTCGGCTCAGCCGCAACCGTGCCGAACCCGCTCACGAACTACCAGGGCGCGGGCAAATCGGCCAACAACCCGAGTTCAAACATTCTCGGGATGGCGCAGGACGATTGGGACGTGCTCTTCCAGAGCGGCCCACCGATCGCGCAGACCGGAAACAAGCTCCTCTTCGGAGGCGACGTTACGGCCCTCGACCCGGAGCAGTACCAGGTCAAGTTCGCGAAGATGGGCGGCTCGCCGTCCCAGCGCTTCGTGATCTCGCTGCTTCAGACGGCCAATAGCGGCTTGCTTAACGCGACCGCCGGACTCGTCTATTCGGCGACGCAAGGCGTGTTCTACCTGGACACGGCGCAGTCGAACAAGATCGTCACCATCGTCGATATCGACGACAACCTCGACAACTGGCCGGCATCGCAGCCGTTCGACACTGGACTCGTCGGCGCGCAAGTCATCGCCGCATTCAACTCGGGGACTTTACCGTAAATGGCTGGCAACATCGGTCTCTACGGAACTCGGTCGTCCTACTACGCGCAGAACAAAGCGCTCGAGGCGATCGTGTCGGAAATGTACGACAAGACTCCGGCGCAGTTCCCCAACATGTTCACCGAGGTTGACAACAACCCGGAGCGCTCCTCGATGGACATTGGCGAGTACGCCGAGCTTGGCGTTATGCACCGCCGCAACGAGTTCGAGGTCCCGCGCAAGGACGCGCCCTACGAGCTGATCCCGGCGCACTTCAACTTCTTCACCTACGCGCTCGAGGTCGAGTTCTCCGAAGAGGCTCAGACCGAAGATCCCATGCACATGATGGGCGAGGCAGGCGAAATGTTCGCCTTCTCGGAGCAGAACACCGAGGACCGGATTTACTCCGGTACTTACAACCTGGCCTGGAATCCGAGCTACGCGCTGCCGGACGGGCAGCCGCTCATCTCGAGCAACCACATTCTCGACCCGGTCCCCGGATCGACCGGACCGATCTCGTTCAAGAATCAGCCGGTTTTCTCAAACTCGCTGACCAACATGTCGCTCTCGCCCGAGGCGCTCAACACCGCGATTACAATTCTGCAGAATATGCTCTCGGCTCGCGGCCTGGCAATCTCGCGCGACGGCGTCCGCCTGGTCATCCCGGCCAACGCCGCGATGATGCAGGTCGCCCGAGAGATCACCGGAACCGAAGCGGCTCCGAACACCACCGACAACCGGAGCAATCCCGAGTACCAGGCTCTCGCGCCGTATGCGTACCGGTATTTCGTCTGGCCCAACGGCTGGTTCGTCACGGCCGCTCGCACCGCGCTGCGCCGCGGCATGAGCTCGACGATCACCTCGCACAAGTGGCGTAATAAGGTTCGCACCTGGTACACGGACAACAACGGTTCGTGGCACATGGTCAACGAGTTCCGCTCCACCTTCGGCCCGCGTGGCTGGAGAGATATCGTAGGGTCGCAGGGCGGCGGACCGTTAGGGCTCTAGCATGAGTGCAGCTCCAGGGTTCGCATACCTCGGGACCAACCCGATTACGGGAACCGCCGGGTATCCGGTCAAGCGGAACAAGAGCCATTCGATCGACTCGTTCGTTTTCGATGGGCTGACTACGCTTGCTCAGTTCGCCTCCGTTTCGCCTGGCGCTGGCGTCGCTCGCACGACGATCCAGGCCACGGTGATGATGGCGAGCTCGTACAAGATCGCCAAGGTCGGCGTCTTTTGTTCGGCGATCGACGCGGTCACGGGAGACTCGTTCAACATCGTAGTCGGAAACGGAACGCCGAACTCCTCGGGTGTCTCTGGAAACATCGGTCCTCCAGACAACCAGCGTAACAACGGATATCCGACCGCCTTCGCGGCGGCTGGAAACCTCGTATTCGGAACCGACGTAGCCTTCACGGTAAAGAATTTTCCTAATCTTGCAACGGCTACGGGCGGCTACAATGAGTTCGAGCCCGTCGATTATGCTGGCAACGCGGCTTATGACGTTTGTTATCTTCCCGGACCGCTGACGCTGGTCGCGACGACGAACGCTTCGACCGGGTCGATTACCGGGCTGCTCGTGGTCATCATGGGATGCTACATCGACACGAACTGCGCGAGCAACTTAGATGCTCAACCCACCGTGGACTGGTGATGGCGTGTGCGTAGTAAGAAAGGTAGTCGCCTAGACCCCTTCGAGTTCGATCTCCAGCTTTTCGGCGGGTCGAGCGCTGGCGGGAATCGCATCCTTGTTCCCATTCTGAAGCTGGTGCCGACGGCTACTGCCGTAGCGACTCCACTGACCGGATATGGAACGATTGGACTCAACGATTCGGGCTTGGTGCTCGTTGAAGCGCAGTTCTGGACGAAATGGGGTTTTCAACTGTGCCCCGAGGAAGTTCCGCAACCAGCGCTTCCAAACACGACCGCTTTGGCTACGGGCTACTCCGTCACGATCTACTACACGCTCTCGCGCTATGTGCAGTTCGCGCAGCAGACTCGGCAGACTCAGCCGTACCAATCGCCTGCAGACGCCACCGGATCGACGCTCGTTCCGGTCGGTGCGTGGTGGCCGCTGCCAGCGCCTTCGGACCAAAGCGGAACCGCCACCGACTACAACCCGCTCACCTCTGACGGTCCGGTCCTCGCGGGCAATCGATTCGCGATGGGCTTCCGGGCCGTCCTGACCACAATCACCGGAACGCCTGCAAGCGGAGCAACCGTGTACGGTGGAGGCGCTCCGTGATTCTCAAACGGTTGGCGCTTCTGCTTGGTATCGTTGCGCTGTGCGCCGATATTCCCGTGCTGGAAAAGACCGCGGGGATCACGTTCAAGGGCGATACGGTTCAACTACGCTGCGGCGGCGGACAGAGCACCGCGACGCTCTACGTTCCGTCTACGACGGGACCGGGGCCGACGCCGACGCCGATCGCAACCGGGACGCCTACTGCCGGTCCAACCTCGACGCCGGTTGTTTTCGGCGGAACGGTGACGGTGTATACGGCTGTGGATATCAACGGCGTGCCTGGACCGACCGATTCTCCGTTCATCGTTTTACCGGCGCATAGCAACGTCTACACTCAGGCGACGAGCGCTCCGGGCGAGCTCTATATCCAGCTTCACAGCGACCAGTGGGTTATCGCCGCGTACACGTCGCCTAGCCCGGCATCTACGGGGAACTTGCCTGGGCCGCGCGCGAATCTGACGATTACCTGTAGCGGCGCCGTCGCTCCGTATCCGGCGAGCACGTCGTGATATTGAGGAGGGCGTTCTTTATACTTGTGGCTCTTGCCGTTGCCGGTGCAATCGGCTCGGCAAAGCCGGGCCTTTTTTATTCAGCGCGGGCTGTAGCTCAAACGACAGCGCCGCCGTTCTCTTGCTTCTTCGCGGCGTTCAACCAATTCAACAATCTCTTTAACAGCGGTATCCAATGCGGGACGCCCGGGCCTGCAGGCGGCGGGACGACGCTTATTCAGCCTTCTCCGCCGATCACGGTAACGCAGGTCACGTCGTCACCGCTCACCTACCAAATCGGGTTGAACATCGGGAACTGCCTCGGCGTATCGGGAGGCGGAGCGCTGCAATACACCTGCCCGACTGGAGCGCCGCAAGCGACCCCGTCACCGCAAGCGACCTCGACGGGCTGCGGAACGCTCGCGTGGTCCGGGTCGTTCCCGTATCTTCTGACGGGGAACTTTTCATCGTGCGCGGCTCAGGCGACTCCGTCCCCGAGCGCCTCGTCTACTGGGTGCGGGTCGCTGTCGTGGAGCGGATCGTGGCCGTACATGATCAACGGAAACTTCTCGTCATGTAGCGCTGGAAGCACGGGAGTCAATCTCTATACTCCGGTTCCGATCCCGAGCAGCGCGACCGCTTCTCCGCAGCCTGGGTACATCGCTGTCGGCGGAGCGTTCATAGGTCCCCAAGGGACGCCGACTCCCTGGCCTTACGCGGTCATCGTCGCATCGGCTACGTCAACATGCAACGCGGCAGGGAACCAGGGATATATCGAGTGGGGAACTGACAACACCACCCCGGTTATCGGAACGACGATCAAGGGTCTTGACCTTCGTATCGGCTGCTACACGTTGGGAGGCGGAGGGTTCACGCATCTAGATCTCGACGATAGTGGAAACCTAGCCATATCTGGCGGGCTCTATACGGGGGCTCTCGGAGGACCAGCGATCTTCTTCCAAGGCTCCAGCGGGCTTCAGTTTCCCAACTCGTCCTCCTCGGGAAACGCCTGTAATCTCGTCGACGCTGCCGCTGCGGTTAAGCTGGTTCACGCCACCTCGGGAACCTGCACCTTCGGTCTAAACGATGTTGCTACCAGTTCGGCCCTCTGTACGGACACCGGAGACAAGATTGTAGCTTGCCCAACAACAACGGCGGTGCACGCCTACTCGGTGGCCGTCAACACGGGAGGGGTTTGCACGCAGTTCGTTTCCTGCGGAACGGTCACGTTCAATTGGCCGAACGCTTATGGAACGGCTCCAGACTGTAGTGGTGCGGCGGTTCAAGACGCTACAACGGCGGCGCAAATGTGGGTCACGGGGATTTCTGCCATTAGCACAACCGCCGTGACCTGGACCTTTAGCCCATTGGCGACTACGGGCGGGGCTCACGCTCTAACGCTTACCTTTACCTGCGGAAATACGTGAGGCTGAAATGAAACACAAACTAGCAATCGCATTCGGAATCCTGGTTCTCTTGGTCGGGTTCAACATAGACATTAAACCCGGTCAGTTCCGAGCGCTGGCTCAAGCTGGTGTGTGCCAGTTCGCCGCATACGGCCCCGGCGGATCGCTGATCAACACGACGATCACCTGCGTAACCCCCGCGCCTTCGGGCAGCGGCGTGACGGCGGTTACTGCGACGGCTACGGCTTGCGGTGCTGCTGTGTCGGTAACTACTCCGTTCCCGAGCCCGCTTGTGCAGGTCCCAGTTTGCCCGTCCGACGCGCCTCAGTTGACACCGTCTCCGGGAGCCACGTCAACGTCAACGGCGGGAGCGCCTTCGTGTGTTTGGAGCGGATCATTCCCATACACGCTGGGATGCAACTTTCCGGCTGGCGTAGCTCAAACTACCCCATCGCCTTCAGCTACCTCGACTTCAACTGCGGGGCCACCGTCATGCGTGTTTGCCTCTACTTTTCCGTACCAACTTGTCTGTAACTTTCCAGTAGCCAGCGGCGGATCAGGCGTGAATCTGCAAGCTGCTGGAGCGACTCCTACGCCGCAAGTTGGAAATATTGGACTTAATGGCTCGATCTACGTCGGTCCAACTCCCAACCCTTCGGGAACCGATACGCCTTCCGCATTCAAGATTTCAGCAAATAGCGGCTGCGGGAACGTTTCAAATTGGGGCACCAATGGTGGGGCAAACGTAAGCGGAGTAAATGGGTCCGCTATGATGGTCAACTGTGGTAGCGTCAATCTGTTTGCGCTCAACCAAAACGGCTTGGCTGGCTTTGCTAATGGCGTAGAGGGCTCGCCATTTCTCCTAACGTCCAGCGGTAATATAAATTTCCCGACCTCCAGTTCCACCGGCCAAGGCTGCAATATGAACGATGGTGTTGGCGGCTTCGGAGCTATCCAGATCAAGCATAGCGGGACTGGTACGTGCAGCCTTCAATTTAACGACGTAGGTGTCGCCTACGCTGGAGTATGCTTTGATGCGAATGCGTCGCTTATATCCTGTTCAGCTCAAACCAGGAATGAGGGTCAGGTAAGTTGCGCTCTCTCAACGCTAGTCTGCACTGCGACAGCGACGGTAAGATCAGGAGCGGTTTGCACGGCTTCATACGACACTGCTGCCACGACCGTCACGGCAGCACTGCTTCTACCACTGACCGTTAAGGTCGTTACGACCACCCTTAGCGTTGGCATGCAGGGTGCCGCGACCGCAACCGGTACGGCGGCTGCAGATTATATATGCTTATAGCTCTCGCGGCGTTAGGGCTTTAGCATGGCGATCGTACTTCACGACGCCTACGCTGCATCGGTAAAAAATGGCTGACTCCCCAGTAGCGTCTGGAACCACAGGCTGGTCCGTTGAAACGCTGTTTATCCATTTCATGGAACTGCGCCGCTCCGACGATATGCGCTACACCGAACGGTTTCAGACCAAGCAACGCGCCGACGAGCAGCAGGCGCGTGATCTTACTACGCGGCTTGCGGGCGTCAATGAGTTCCGCCAAACGCTCTCCGACCAAGCCGGAACGTTCGTTACGCGCGAAACCGTACAGGCTATGGTCAGCGCGCTCGACGCAAAAATCAGTGGTGCTAACACGGCAATCGAAGGTGTGGACAAGCGCGTGACCATCAACGAAGGACGAAATCAAGGGGCAACAGGGTTGCTCGGTTACATCATCGGCGTATTCGGCATCGTGGGGGGAATCGGTGTCGCCGTTTTATCCCACTTCTGGAAATGAGGGGTAATGAGTTCACAAGCACGCCAGGAAGTCGTCAACAACTTCGGCCAAATCACGCAAGGGCAGATCGACGACTTAATGAACGAGGACCCGGCAACTGGGACCAGCACGAATCTCATCGCGTTCCTCCAAGAACTGTTTTTGGCGCGTGGTGGCGTTTGGGTGGACAAGCTCGTGTGTACGGCGGTGCGCTCCGACCACCCAACCTACGATGGTCCCGACGGCCATAGTGGGGGGAACGCGATCGACTACGCGCAAATCGAAAACGATGCCAGCTTGCATTTGATTGAAGATACCCAGGCGTGTGAGGATGCGCGAGGCATCGGCTTGGGCGGGCCTTATCAAGTCTATGCCGACGCCTGCGGTGGGTACAACGAAGGTAGCAAGCTCTTCGAGGACAACGAGAGCGATCATTTACACGTCCAGGTTGTCGGCTACTAATGAAAAGCGCCGACGTACTCAACTATGGGTACACGTTGGTCTGCTTCGCCGCATCTTCGGTCCTGTTCGCCTGCGCCTATTGGATAGCCAAGGCCGCCTGGAAGAATAACGGGAACACGAACTGGTGAGGCAGGTAGGTGCTGGATGAACAAGGAGCATCCTAAGCTCGTCTCGATCGAAAAAGAGCCGATTAAAGATGGCTATCGGCTATCGCTGCGCTGTACCACCTGCTCGCAGACCTTCCCGCTAACGATCCACCACCACGTCACTTGCCAGGAATGCAAGCGGGCGTACTGCCCGGAATATAGGCACGAATGCTTGCCAGCGACGTAATCGCGCTCTCGCGCCGCAGAATCAACGATCCGTGGAGCGACGGGCGCTACAACACGTCCGATATGCTCGACTTCCTGACCGCCGCGTGCGACCAGCTCATGCGGGATATTCTCTTCCCGGAGTGCCGCGTTACGTTCGCGACCATGCCGAACACCCAGGAGTACCAGCTTCCCGAGATCATGGACTACCCGCGCGCGGTCTACGTCGACGGGCGGCTCTGCCCGCCAGCGCCCAGCATGGACGTACTTGAGGGAAGCGCTCTGCTCTACTACGACCAACGCTCGATGGCGGGACCTCCGACCCCGGGAGGCGGAGGCCCTAGCGGCAACGTCGGCCAGTACGCCCCGGTGTGGACGACGCAGACCCCGGCGAGTTTTCCAGCGGCGACCGAACTCAATCAATGCGTCTGGCCTGCTCCGACGACGCAGCCCTGGTCGGTCTGCAACCGTCCCTCGTTCTACATGAACGGAGGATTCCTCGGGATAGTCCCGGCTCCCAACAGCGGTCCGAACGTCATCAACGGCGAGATCCAGAACAACGTCGACGTGCGCGTGGTCCTGGCGCATCCGGTCGTCGATGATATCGAGATGACGCTATGGTTTCCGCGGTCGTGCCGCTCGGCGCTAGCGCGTTACGTTGTGTCCGAGTGTCGCTTTAGTGAAGAGACGCAATCCGCTATGCAGCTCGGGACTTTAGCGCTGCAGCAATACAAGTCGGAGATGAGCCAGCGCCGATCCGACGTGCTGGTCATCAAGGGCGCTGGATCGATCGACCAGCCCAAGATGATCACCGGGCGCCAGTATCGCGCCTTCAACGGGCAGATATCCCGGCAGGGGTCGTTCTAAGTGTACGACACCTATTCGTCGCAGCAGATTCTCGGATTCACGCCGGGCGGCGCGGACGACCCGATGAGTCTCGCCTTTCCGAACTTCGCGAACATTCACGGGATTTGGCTCCCCGCGCCGACTACCGCGGTTTCTTTTCAGGTTCCCGGACTGAGCGGCTGGACGACGATCTACCAAATAACCGCGGTTGGCGGCGTGTTCGTCGCCGAGGCGATCCCGTTCGATATGGACGGGATGACGCAAATGCGAATCGTCGGCAACGGCAGCGGCGCGCTCATGTATGTGTTCGTGCTGACGTACTACATAGCGCCCTATAAGGCGGTGATTACCTGATGAGCTCTGGACCGTGGCCCTCGAAGCGAGCCTATCCCTATACCCCTGGCAGCGAGAAGCCAAGCGGATCGATTCTGCTGTGGGACGGAACCACGCCGACCGGAGGCGCGTCGCTCGTCTGCAATATCTTCGGCAACCCGAACAACCCGAGCTCCATCCCGATACGCGAGATTTACTTCCCGGTCATCCCCGGAGCGATTGACTTCTACCTCGGCTACCAGGGCGTTCCGGCGGGCGTTCTTCCGAACTACACGACGCAGAACGCTGGCTGCGAGAGCGTTGACTTCGACGGCGTCGCGTACCTAACGCTCGCGTATCATTCAGGCGTCTACTCAGGCGTTCCGATCTACGTTTTCGTTCGCAGCCTTCCGACCGGTCCGTTCCGAGTAGGGCCGCTCGGCGCCGCGGTGTCAGCCGTCACCGCTTCCCTACCGCTCGGGATCAACGGACCTTCCGGTACGCCGAACGTCTATCTCAAGCAGAACCCCTTGCCGATTGCCGATGGCGGCACCGGAACGATGAACCCGCAGCTTATCGCCGGGACGGGAATCACGATCACCGGGACGCCGTTCAACTGGACGATATCAGCCAGCGGCGGCGGTATCTCGAGCATCGTGGGAAGCGGTCCGATTACGGTTGCCGGCGGCAGCGGACCGACCGCTACGATTGGGCTCAACACGCCTCTCGCGCTGAACTATGGCGGGACCGGATACTCGTCCCCGGCCCTAACGGCTGGCGCGGGAATAACTATAACCGGCAACATTTTCCAGCCGAGCGGGGCGAACGCTTGGACGATTGTCAACAGCGGCGTCACCGGGCTGATCCCAGAAGGAAACCCTGGATCTACCTTTACCGGGAACGTGCTGCTCGAATCGCTCGGCGACAGCCTGAATATCACCAAAGACGTTGCGAACAACGCGATCAACTTCGATCTCGCCAATCCTATCGGGTTCACCATCGCGGTCGTCGCGCATCTCAGTCCTTCCACGATCAATGGAGCGGGTCAAACCGTTACGCTTCCATCTCTCCCCGGCTCTGGAACGTGGTACGTGGAATGCATTTGCCACGGGTTTGGTCTCGGAGTACCGGCGGCGGATTCAACCTGCACAGGCAACACAATTACTCTGACCGGGGCAAACTGGGGAGCCGTGGTTGGAGACGACATTATCCAATGCCAAGGCACGCGGACGCTGTACGTTGCTGCCGTAGTGTCCGCTGGATTGCAACCTTCGGTTACGATCACGGGCAGCGGCGTAACGCTCAATAGCGAATCGAGCTTTATCTCGCTCGGATTCAAAGCTGTGAGAATCACTTAACATGATTCCAGCTTATCCCTCTAACAACAAACCAGACCGCTCCATTCGTGACTCCGAACATATCTGCTATGTACTGGTTACTGTGGCCCTCGAAGCTCAACTGACGTATTTCTCTAACTATTTCATCGGTAAACTTGCTATTATGATGCTGCTCGCCACGCTTAGGATTTTTGGGACCGCAATCACCTTGTCGTCCGCGCGCTCGTCGGTCATCGAGGTTAGTCTGATACGTTCCGAGATACAGATGCTTTGGATTAACGCAAAGCGGAATGTCGCAGTGGTGGCATATCAACCTACGTTTAGGGATAGTCCCGTTAACAATGGACCACGACACCCTATGAACAAACTGGTATCGGTACTTGCTTTTAGTTTTCTGGATTCTTCCATAAAGCAGCTTCCCGGAACGAAAGGTCGCTCCGGTCCAGAGCCAGCAGGTTGGAGTCTTGTTGACCCTGCTCCAAAACCATCGAGACTCTTCTGGAGTGAACGATACCCGAAGGCTCTTACCGATCATAGTTGTCACTTCTCCAAAGGCTATGGGTATTCCTAATGCCGGATCAAGAGATCGTCGATCTCCTGGTCTGCGGGCCGTTCACCGGGATTGATACCCGAACGGCGAGCATCTACGCCGATCCTAAGACGGCCACGACGCTTTCCAACGCCGACACCCACCGACTGGAAGGCGCGCTCGCCACCGCCCTAGGTCGTTCGATCTTCCTGCAGTTCGAGAATCTCGAAGGCTCCATCGTCCAAATGGCGGTCTACACCGTCTCGCAGAACCAAATCTTCTACATCGCTCAGGATAACTCAGGCAACATCGTTTACTACGACGTGTTCAACGCGATCTATGGAACGCTCGGCACCTACACGCTTTTCACGCAGTCGAAGCAAGCCAACGGCGTTCTGTGGATGAACAACGGCCAGCAAATCTTTATGGGCCCGAGCGGCTTAGTCATCGCCCGTTGGCAGTACGCGAAGCCCACACAAGGACAATACGGGTATGCGGTGTCGGCCGTCCCGGGAGTCGCAAACCCCCTCGCCCCGGGAATTTACTCTTACGCCTTCGTGCAAAAGATAGCTCACGTCAACGAGGACTCGACGACCTACCAATACACGACTCCCGAGGGCGCGATCTCTACCGGGCAGCGTAACGATGGCTCGGATATCTTCCCTTACAATATCGAGAACCAGAACGGGACGAAGGCGACGTTGATTTCAGGAATCTTTGCGGGATACGAGGACGACGGCTCAGCCTTTACGACGCAAGTGTTCCGTTATTCGACCAACTCCCCAGCCTGGTTCTTCCTCGTAGAGCTGACTAACAATAGCCAATACACCGACAACGCGACCGACGCCTCAATCGCGGGTAATCAGCAGCTCGTGCTCAACCAGGACCAGCCCCCCACCGGAGGAGGCCAGGGTAAGAACCCGATAGAGTCGCACCAAAACCGGCTGTGGGTCTGCGCTATAATCAACGACAGCGGTACGAAGAACTTACCTCAAACTCAAGTGCAGTATTCTCAGGCTGGCGAGCCGTGGAGTTTCGATAAGCTAAACGCGGTGCTTCTCGTCGAGGATAACGAGACGACGCTAGGAGTGAACCAGCCGGGCATAACTGGCGTTCCGTTCGGGGACTTTCCTTCTGGGCTGTGCGCGGTCGGTTCATCGCTTATGGTCTTGCGTCGGCAGACCACAAGCCTTGTCTACGGCGTGGATGAGTCAACGTACCAGCCGCTAAAGATTTTCGCAGACCTCGGCTGCATCGCGCCGCTTTCGCTCATCAAGGGTAACGGCCTCAACTGGTGGCTATCGGCGCAGGGTTTCTATAGCTTCGACGGCAGCAACGTGCAGTGGATTTCTAAACCGATCTACAACCTGCTCCAATCGCTCGGACCAGCAACGCTACAAACGGCGGTGGGAGCGTACAAGGACCTCACTTGTTTTTGGTCGTTCCCGCAAAACTCGGTTTATGCGGGCGGACTAACGCTACGGTACTACATTCCCACGCAGACCTGGGACGTGTTGCCGTACTCGACCCCGTCGTGCAGCTTCGGAACGTCCTTGCCTAGCGATCTCACCCTCTTTCCGTTGAGTATGAACCAAATCGCGGCGGTTCGCCCAAACTCGTTTGCGATCGATCTCTGGCAGACCGGCGATACGGATCTCGGAAACGCCATTGTAGCAACGTTCGTTAGCCAGGAGAGCGACACGGGCGAAGGCATGTGGGAGAAGATTTACAAGAACGTCGCGGTCGAGGCTCCGATTCAGCCGGGAGTCTCCGTCGATATCACGCTCTTTATAAACGAGGTTTCGTATTTCACTTGGCTGGACGTTGACCTCGGGAGCGGGCCTCCGACCAAGGCGTTCAACGTTCCTAACAATCAGCAGCCGGGAACCGTGTTGCCGACCGGGCAGAGCTTTCCGAACGGCGCCTCAAACCGCGGCTATACTTGCCAGCTCGAACTCGTGCTGCATAACGCGGCTGGCGCGAGCGGCCCCGCAGTCATCTATCGCGCGAAGGTCGGCGGGACTATGTCGCGCCAGTGGACGGTTCGGTCGCCCGACAGGCCGGCGATTCCGGAGACGGGGCACAATCAGCCATGAGTGGCACTGGGCAACGAATCCCCGTATCGATCAGCCCAGGCTCGGGCGGCCCGGGCTTCCATGCCGCGTCTCGCTCGACCGGAGCGCTTCAATCTCAGGCGCCGGCTGTCTCGAACGTCCAGATTCAGCAAGTCCTCGGATCGATGGTTACGACCTTTTCGCTGCCGGTTCCGCACCTTGGGCAGCAGGGCGCGACGGCCGACGTTCACTTCACGCAGGCTCTCGGATTGCCGAATATCACGCTGGCGAAAGGCGCGGCGGGGCTCGTCATTGTGACGCTCGATCTCGCCGAGCAGGGCAACGGATTCACCGTAAACTTTTCCCGGCAGCTTCAGTACGGCGGGATCTCGCCGCAGAACGTCTGGACGCTGCCACCAGGGGCAACCTTCAACGGCGGCAAAGTGGTCGGGGTTGCGCGGATTGTCGCTCTTGCGACGGCCGCGGCTCAGACCTTGACGGTCCTTTGCAACGCCCACGTCGTCGGGATTCCTCCCGCAACGGCGGCTTGATGATAGAATGAGGCGGTAATGGCCGGACTCGGCGGAATCCTTCAACTTTTGATGAGCGGCGGAGGCGGCGGCTTCGGCGGCGGGATCTCCGGCTTTCCCGGTGGCGGCACAATGTCGCCCGGGGGAGGCGGAAACTTCGGCGGAATGGGCGGCCTCGGCGGGCTTCTCAGTATGCTCGGAGGCGGCGGTAACAGCGGCAGCATTATGGGCTCGCCCGGCGCCACGCTCTCCAGCGGCGGAACCGTCATCGGTCGCACCGGCCCTTCCGGAGTCGGCCAAGGCCAGTTCGGAACACCCTACGGCTACCTCGGATCGATGTTTGGCGGCAACCGCAACGGCGGTGGAAACGCCATGAAGTCGTCGGGGCAGCAGCACCACGGCGGGGTCGGCGGAGGCGGAGGTGGCGGGGGCTCCATGCACGGCGGAGGCGGGGGTGGCGGCTCGATAGGCGGTGGCGGAGTAGTTTCTAACCCCATTCAGCGCACCGGACCCGGAATGCCAACGCCGCCAATCCTGGGTGGTGGAGGCTTCGGAGGTCTCCAAGGTATCGCGAACGCGTGAGCTTCAAACTCGTCGAGCTTTCGGAAGATGATCCGTTCGTTGAATCGTCGCTACGCACGTATCTGTGGAAGTACCACATCGAGCGGGTAGGTCCGCAGCCCCCGAAGCATTGGTGGGGACTCTACGAGGGCGACAAGTTCGCGCTAGCGTTTGGCTATCTCGATCGTGACGACGGTGGAATCGAACTGACCGACGTCTACCTGCATCCGTCCAAGCGCGGCGTCCGTGCCGTGAAGTATGCCGGCGAGACGCTCAAACTGTTTCTCGCGCAAGGAGCTTTCCCGTATTGCATGGCCTCGACGTTCGCGCGCAACAAACGCGCGCTGAAGTGGGCTAAGGATTATCTCGGCCTCGATCCGGTAATCGCCGGGTTCGTGTTCCCGGGGGCTGCGCTAGACGCTGAGCGCCGCGCCGTCTTAGAGGGAGCGTAATGGGCTGGTTCCCCCCGTCCGGAGGCGGCTCAGGCGGAGGAGGCGGTGGTGGTGGCTCGTCGCCTTTCAACCTTACCAGCATCCTAGGCGGAGTCGGCGGAATCGGCGAGATTATCGGGTCGCTGCTTCAAAGCTCGCAATACTCGCAATTGCTCGGCGGGTTGACCAACGATATGAACTCGGTTCTCGGGCCAGAGGTCAACATGGGGACCGGGTTCCTGAGCAATTTCAAGAACCAGGTCGCGCCAGAGCTTCAAGGCGTTTACGGATCACAGACCGCTCTTGGCGGCCAGAGCTACGGAACGGCGGGTAATTACGCGAGCGGCGCGGCGGGCGCAGCAGGCGCGCTCGAAAGCAACCCGTACATCGGCGGAGCGACGCCACTTATCGGCGGCCTCGAAAACTACAAGAGCTTTACCCCGCAAGAGGAAGCCGCGCTCACGACCGGAGCGGGTGAGGCGGCCTCCAGCGCCGCGAAAACGATGGCCGCACAGAGCGGTGGCGTGGCGAATCCCGCTTTGCTCGCCGAGAACCTCGCTGGAGCGGCTGGAACGACGTCGTCGCAGACCGCCGTGCAACTCGGGTCGATCGCGTCGCAGCAGCACTTGCAGGCGATGGAGGATGCACTTCAAGGCAAGCTCGCGCAGGGTTCGGAGTACACGTCTGCCGAGTCGGCGGCCGGCGGCATCTATAGCGGCCTGTCGAGCGAGTACGCAGGGCTCTCAGAATCCGAGTTTACTAACGCGCTTGATTCTCTCGGCATCCAGTCCTCGGAGCTTTCGACCGGAGCTGGGTTGCTTGGGAACGCGGGCTCGTCAATCAGCAATATCCTCGACCAGGTCTACGGAAGCTCTCAGCAGAGCGGTGGCGGCTACGGCGGGGTGCTGGGCGGCCTCACGAGCCTCCTGGGGCTCATCCCGTTATTATGACGACGGAGAACATCGCTTCTCTCGCTCCTGTGCAGTCCGAGGACTTCCCACCGCTCGAGCTGCTTTACGAGCGCATCGTTCCGCTTGACACGGGCTGCGAACTTTGGCTCGGCTCGAACCATCGCAAGACGGGGCCGTTCATCAAGTGGCACGGCCACCAAGTGCAAGTGCATCGAGCGCTGTGGTTCTACGAGTATGGTATCCTCCCGGCGTTCCGGCTTATGCGCTTGTGCGAACCATCGGCCTGCGTCGCGGTCGTTCACCGGACCGTAGCGGCGTGCGTGTAGATGCGCTTCGCCATGATAGGAGCGGAAGGCCCGGACGTTAGCATGGCCGCGCGCCTTCTCGATGAGGGCCACGAGGTAAAGTGCTACTGCGATAAGGGAAAGGGCCGCGAGCGCTCGGATACGCACGCGCACGTCGGAGAGGGGATACTCGACCTTGAGCAGGACTACGAAGCGTTCGTCGCCTGGGCCGAAGGAGCCGTCGAATCGCTCGTCCTTTTCACAACGTCCGGGCTCGGCGACAAAGCCGACGAGTTGCGCGACCGTGGCCTCATCGTTGTTGGCGGAGGAACCTTTTGCGACCGGCTGGAGAAAGACCGTCTCTTCGGTCAAGGGATCGCCGAGGAAGCTGGCTGCCGGATTCCGCCGCATCAGGATTTCAGTTCGCTCTCTCAAGTTCGCAAGTGGGCGACGACGCTAGACCGCGAGGTCTACTTTAAGACTAACTCCTACGTTAGCGCGGATGCAACCCGCGGCTGCGACACTCCCGATGAGCTCCTGCGCTACATTCAAGAGTTACGTGACCAGGGCGTGCGGGACGCCATGAGCGGGATGCTCCAAGACAAGATTCCTGGCGTCGCCTATTCGGTCGGGCGCTGGTGGAACGGGAGAGCCTTCGTTGGACCGTGGGAGTCAACGATCGAGCTTAAAGCCTACGGCAACGACGATTTCGGACCGAGTACCGGGTGCGCGGCGAACGCCGTGTGGTTCACCGAGGAGAACGAGACTGCGATTCGCTGCGGTTTCGAGAACCTCGCCGCGCTCTTTCGGGAGAACGACGCGCCGCCGTGTCTCTACGATATCAACGCGATCGTCGATAAGGACGGTCAGCCGTGGTTCCTTGAATGGACTCCGCGCATGGGCTACGACTCAGAGCCGACCTCAACGCGGCTCATCGACGACCTCGGGGCGTGGTTTTGGTATGTCGGAACGGGCCAAGGCGGCTCAGGCTTCTCCGACGAGCTCGCCTACGCGGTGCGCCTTTCCATTCCGCCGTATCCGTGGGAGCACGTCGAATGGAGCGACAAGAAAACGTGCGTCGGCGTGCGGATAAGCGAGTACGGCGATAGCCTATGGTCGGGAAACTTCATCGCTTATCAGGTTCGCGACGTCGGCAAGGGGCTTGAGATGGCGAGCCCAGAGGGGATCGTCGGGCTCTCGCTCGCGCAAGGAGACAGTCTCACGGAGCTTCACGAAGAGGTCATCGCTTTTGCCGACGATATAGATTGCTCGGGAATTTACTGCCGAACGGACGGCGCGGCTAAGATTGCGAAGATAGCAGAGACGCTCAAAGAGTCGGGCGTCGCGATCCACGAAGGGCTGGTTGAATAGTGGCTACGTTCTCGGGCTTACCAAATCTCGCCGGAGCTACAGAAAATCCGGTCTTGGGTATCAGCAGTGCGTTGGCTCAAGCTCCCGTCGCAGCCGCTCAACAAAACGCCGCTCTTAACGAAGCTGGCTGGCGCGCACTCGCGCCCTACGTCACGGCCATGTCGCGCAATCCGAACCTCGCGCAGAACAACACGTTCACCGGACAGATGCAGCGAATCGCGCAAATGTACCGGATCAGCGGCCCGATGCTCGATCAGGCTATTCAGCAGGTTCGTTCGCAGCTTGGGGGGACGGGCTCGGCAGGGATGCAAGGCGCTGTCGGAGGCGGCGCCGTGCAGACGGGGTCGGAAGCGGTAAGCCCCTCGTCACCCGGAACAGCAGCATCATCCGGAGCACCGACTCCCAGCGCTCAATCGGCGTCGGGTTCCTCATCCCCACAGGCTACCACGAAACCCGTTGGCAGCGAACCGGACCTCGGCACGAAGTGGCAAGACCCGCGCTTGAAGCAGCTCGCCGACGTCTACAACCAAGACCTCGAAGCTGCGGCGCGCACGCCAGCGCTCACCGGGCATCCCGATTTTCACCAAAAGATCGTCAAAGACGGGCGCGCGGTGGGGCGAACGAACAGCGAGATCGCGGCGGACGTTAAGGCGTATCAGGTAAAGGCTGGGAAGGGTCCGCATCCCGAGACGATGCCGCCGGATCAGGCTCAGGTTCGCACGCAACGGCAACAGGCTCTCCAGGGAGCGTCATCTGCAGCGTCACCTCCCACGACTCCGTCTGCGGGTTCCAGTGCGTCACAGCCGGGTCAACCCGGCGCGTCACCACAAGGCGCTCCACAGCCGCAAGTTTCCGCCGTGCCGCCAGGAACGCCTGGTGCGGGCGCCGCGGGACCGACGAGCTACGAAGGACCGCACGCGCTTCCGCCAGCGATGCAGGGCCTCATGGCCGCCGCGGGCGTCACGCCGACCGGGATGCAAGCCTACGGAACCTCACCGATCGAGGCGGGCATGGCGCAGCAAATATCGCAGGCTCAGCCTTCGGATAGGCCGCAACTCTACGCCGCGGCGATGATCGATCCGACGACCGTGCCGAGCGACATAATGAACGCCAAGCCGGTGATGACCGAAGCGCAGCGCGGAATCGAATGGAATCGCGTGTACGGCGAGGCGATGGGACTCGTTAAGCAGGGCCAAGACCCGACCGGGATCATCCAAGGGGCGGCAGCGGCTGGAGTTATCACGCCCGATATGGCCGCGGCGTTCTTGCAAGACCCTGGCGTTATGCAGCCTCTACGCGGAGCCGCGCAGCAGAACGCGCAGACTCTCCATGATAACGGCTTACTGAAAGGTGCGCGCTATCAAAACTATCTGTCGTCTATAGCTACCGGAGCGACGACGCGGGACCTGAACGAGGCCCGCATCAAATATCTCGGCCAGCAAACTACGTGGTTCGGATCAGCAGCGCAGGCCCACGTAGCCGAAGCGTGGGCGTCGGTGAACCGCAACAACGCCGAGGCTGGAGCGATTAAAGACGGTTCATGGTTCCAGCAGAACACCGCTCAGAACCGAAGCGTTACCGACCAAATACGAGACGCGCAGAGTCTATTATCTAGCTCGCAGACGAACTACGACACGATTCTAAACTATGGAAAGTCGCTGCTCTCGAACTTCCAAGATCCGACCTCAGCGACGATGCCGGATGGTACGCCATACGCGCAAGCGCTCCAGAACGCGCAAGAGAACCGCGACGCGGCTCGACAGGCGCTTCAGTCTCTCACTAACGGCGCCGCAGGACGCACCGTTGATAGCACGGTGAACCCGGGAGCGGGTGGTGCGAAAGTTAAAGGCAGCGGTGCTCCGTTCCAAGCGCCTCCGGGATGGAAGGCTGAGAAGATCAACGGACACTGGGCGATCCGAAATATCTCGAATCCGAATCAGGTTCAGTATTGGCAGGGCCAGTAACAAATGGCCGCCGGAACGCTTCCCGGCTTCGGTTCCGCTCCACCGCAGCAAGGGCAACAGTCCGATCAGCTTAGAGGCTTCGGACCCGGACCTCCTCAGCCAAAATCGCTACCGGGTTTCGCGTCATCACCGCGCGGGACCGCAACTCCAACCCCGACCTCCGGACTCAACTGGGGAAAATACACTCCGCCGCAAACCCCGAACTTCTCAAGCGCCGGGCAGAAGCTCTTACCGTTGCTCGACAAGGTCGCTGACCAGCGCGGAGTCCCGCGCAGCGTTATGCGGACGGTCTATGCAATCGAGTCCGGCTGGACTCCCGATCCGCAGCATTCGGGCGACCCGGCGGGCGCCTACGGACCAGGGCAAATCGAAGCGTCGAACGTCGCGTCGCAAGGCAAAGGCTTTGACCGAACCAACCCCGAGCAAGCCTTCAACTATATGGCTGGCTCGTTATCGTCGGCCTACAAAAAATATAACGATTGGGGTTTAGCGGCTGGAGCCTACAATACCGGCGGCGGTGCGATCGATCAATGGCTCCACGGCGGCGGAAACCTCGACGACGTAACTGCCGTAACCAATAAGATCACCGGATCAAAGAGCAACGACGTGCGCTCCTACATGCTTCGCGTTCGAGCGGCGTTTGAGGGCGAGCAGTTCGACAGCTATCACAAAGCTCAGCAGAACTCGCAGCTAGACGCCGTGCATCGGCGCGTGGCGGCCAGTATCGCAGCGGCAAAGCAAACCCTGGGGCGGATGACCACGATGGATGGCAACGGCCATTATCAGCTAAAGCAGGCGTCGCCGCTCATTGACGTGCAGGGACCGCTCGCGGCGATTGGGTCCTACCTCGAGACGATCACGCTGGCGTCTCCGTTCCTCGGAGCGCTCGCTGGGCGCAAGCCTGTCCCCGAATCATACGACGCGAATCTCTCGCGGCAGTCGGCGGGCGTCGAAGCCTTTGGAAAGCATCTCGCCGAGAATCCGTGGGTGCAGCGCCTCGGTCCTCCGGCTGAGATCGCGGCGCGGCTCATCCAGCTTGGCGGCTACATAGCGCCGCAGCGCACCGGGTTATTCGCACAGGCTCGCAGCCTTGGGGATATCGCCGCGGCGGAAGGCGACGTCGGCCACGCCTTCATGCAAGGTCCGTCGCATCTCGCGCAAGCTGAGCAGCGGTACTCCATCGGCTCGCCCGGTTTCATCAAGGCGACGACGGGGAGCGAGCACCATCCTCGGTTCGACGCAGCGCTTCGGACGGCGTTCGACCTCATCTCGCCCGGAACAGGCTTGATCGGTGACGGGCTAAAGCTGATTCGAGGAATCGCGTCTAAAGCTCCCGCGCTCGAGCGGGTGATGGTCGACCTCGCTCAGCATGGCGACGTCATTCGGAACTCTCCGGCGGTGCGAGGGCTCGTCTCGATGTTCACGCCGAGCGCCGTCCTGCGCTATGCGGCCAAGGACCTCGGGCTAAACCCCGAGGAGGCGGTGCGACTCGGGCGCGGCTGGGTGTCATCTCAGGCTCGCGCTGGCTACAGCGCGTCGCTCGCTCGCCGGGATATCTTCAGCGACACGACCCGCGAGCAGGCAGTGGAGATCGAGCGCCGGTCCGAGCAACTCGGCGGAGACCCCAAGGCTGGGGCTCCGAACAAGAACGTCCCCGAGCCGACCAAGGGACTCTCCCTCGACGAACGAGCGGCGCGGCACCGCGGCACGATGCTGGCGATGGATGACGACAGCCTGGCGCACGCGCTCATCGACGAGAACCGCATGTTTGACACCTCGCGCTACACCTACCGCGGCGGCCCCCGCGGCTCGGTCTATCGGTTCGATGGTGCCTCCGACGTTATGGACTACTACGGAACGGGAGCGCGCGGCGGGCGCGGCGCGGGCAAGGGTGCGGATACGGCGGCGGTCGGCAAGCACAAAGCCTACGAGACCTACGACGAGGCGCAGGCTTCCGGGAACCTCTCCTCTCGCTACGATCCCCGCGATAACCTCCAGCGCTTCCTCACGAACCGCGGTACGCGCGTCGGCCTTGAGTCCACCCTGCACGATCTCTACAGCGCCGGCTTCGGGCGCGAGCTGACCTACACCGACCCCAAAAGCGGTGCGCCGCTCGCGGGCAGCCTGGGAATCTCGACCAGCGGAAAGGGCGCGGCGGGCATGGCCGCGGCGAAGAACCTCGGCAAGCGCGCGGACGAGGGCGCTGCGCTCGTCGCCGGAGCGAAGGCCGCGGGGATACCCCTATCGGATATCAACTCCATCCGGCGCGCGAACCCGCAGGCCGTTCAGCGGCTCATCAACGAGGCGCAGAAGGCGTCGAAGGTCGCCGGGGAAGCCGCCGCTGGCGAGTCCGCCAAGGGCGAGCGGCTCGTAGGGCAGATGAACGTCCGCGAGGACCAAGCCAAAGCGGCCAGTGATTTCCACGCCGAGGCGAGCAAAGCGTCCGCAGCAGCACAGCGAGCGGCCCAGCGTGCCACTGGGGCAGCGGCGGAGTCCACGCGCGCCTCTAAGGCCGTCGAACACGCCGACCTCGGCAGAAGCGTCGCAAAGGCCATCTACGGCCCCAATTCAAAGCTCGAGCGGCGCATATCCGCGCTGGGCGACCAACTCGACCGGGCCGTGGTCAACAAGGCCAAAGCCGACAAGCTCCAGGCAGCGATCAACGAACACCTCGAAGCGCACCAGTATAAGACCTTCGACCGCATCCAGAAGAACGCCGAGGCGGCGGAGCGGCATTCCGGCTTCGTCCCGGCCGGCGACCTCGCGCGCGATCTGAAGGTCTCCCTCCCGTCGCTCAAGCCGTATTTCTCCTACCACTCCGGGGTCGCCAAGTTTTTGCGCGATATGGGCGCCACTGGCGAGGAGGCCGGCGCGTGGTCGCAGCTCATGGACGGCTTCAACAAGCTCTATCGGGTCGGGATCATCTACAACCCTGTGCGCCACCTCTTCATCAATATGCCGACGAACTATCTCGCGTCGGGCGGCAAGCCGATCAACATTCTGCGGGCCTTCGTCGACGACGGCTACGTCTCGGGGAAGTGGACGGAGGAGCTCGAGAAGCGCGGCGGGATCAAACGAATGGGCGACCAGCCGATGTTCGGCGGCTCAGTCGGAACGTCGTTTGACAATCCAGGCTTCTGGCGCGACCTCGCATCCAAAAAGATACCAGGCTCGTCCGTGTTCAAGGACGCCTACGCGAAGGCCGCCGACGTGGCCGGAAAAGCGCCCGCCGACGAGTCTCGCCTGATACAAACTCTGTCGGCTATGGGCGAGACCGGGAACACGATGCTCTCGCACCTCTGGCAAGGGAACCAGCGGCTCGTGTTCGATTGGGGCGAGACGCGGCTCGCGACCGCGCGCTTTCGGGAGATGGTCGAGGACGAGGGCCTCACGATGGACGAGGCCGCCAACAAGGTCTCGGGCATCTTCGGCTCAGCGCTGGACCTGTCGAAAACCGGGATCGACAACATGCTCCACCGGGCGCTGCTTTTCTACCCGTGGCTCAAGGCGACGATTCCGCTAATGATGCGGGCGATGTACCGCGCGCCGTCCTACGTTTGGACGCCCTACGCGCGATCTCAGGATTGGAACCGAGCGACGCAAGACCCGCGCTGGCGGGCGCAGACCGAGGGAACGTACCACCTCGGAAACTGGAACGGCAAGGACGCTTATATGTCTTGGCCTGGCCCGCAGAAGTATCTCGAGGACGTGCTGGCCGTATTCGATCCCGCAGGCGGAGACACGACTGCCGGGCTCACGCCTCGGATGACGAAGATGCTGAATCTCGCGACCTCGGAGCTAAAGCCGATGCCAACCGGGATACTCGCCGCGGCTGGTGCGACGGAGGTTGGCAAGCCAGCCGAACCCGGGCCTCCGAACTTTCAAACGCTTTGGGACAACGCCGCGCCGCCGCGCGTGCAGCTCTCGCAGGCGACGACGTCGCTCTTGCAGCGCCTTCCGTTCGGGCAAATCATCTCGGGAACCGTCGACAACGTGAACAGCGTTTTCAAAGGCGACCCTAGCGCCTTTCTCTCGGCCTTCTCACTCATTCCGTATTCTCGACCGTCGCCGCAGGTCGAAAAGGCTCAGCGTGAGATGTTTCGCAAATATACCGGAGACTCAGGAAAGATCGAGGCAGCGATTCGAGACGTTCACACGAAGCCGGGCCTCCCGGAATTTAAGGAGCTTAGGACCGCGGCTCTCCGTGACGCCCAAATGATCTCTTACGTCCAGATGAAGGCGCACGCCCAACTCGTCGATCCCTCCGTGACGCCGAAGGATCGCAAGGCGATCACGGCTCAGACGCAGACCCTCATCAAGCAAATCCAGATGGAGATGCAGGCGCTCAACACGGGCGCTCAGCGCATCCAAATGCTACAATCAAACCCGAGCGGCGCTCCGCCATCCCCGGCCTTCGTACCAGGCTTTGGCGCGTCGCCACCGCCATAGAAAGGAACCGTATGAAAGTCCAACCACCCTGGGTGCTCCTCGCAACACTCATCGCCTCTGGCGGGCTTACGGCGATCGCCCAGGCGTTTAGCAACGCCCTGCCCCAAGGCGCGCCGCTCATCGCGAACATCGTCGCTATCATCGTCGCTATCTCAGGATTCGTCGTCCAATACTATAAGTCGATGACCGCGCCAGCCGTATCGATCCTAGCGGACGCTCCGGTCGTCACGACCGAAGGCGAGAAGGTCGGCGTGAACGTCTCAACCACCAGCACAACCCCCCTCTCCGCACCCGTGAAAGGAACCCCATGACCGTAGAAGATGGAAACTATCCAGCAACGCCGCAGCCCGTTCCGACCAGCTCGGGTCCGACCGGACCAAAGAGCGACGTCGAAACGACCGTCGCCACGCTAAACTCTCTCAAGCCGCTACTGTCGCCGTTCTTGCAAAAGGTCCTTGAGTTCATTGTCGGTATTCTGACCGGAATCGGCGGCGACCTTAGCGTGAAGGGTGACTACAGCAAGTCGCAGGACGGCACGATCCTCGGGACGGCGTACACGTTCACCGAAACTGTAAACGGCAGCGCCGATATCAAGGCGGTTCCGAGCTAGACCGACCTCACAGCGGCGATAGCCGCCGTGAAATCATCAAGGCCGCGAACGATTCCAGGCACATGCCAGCGGAGGAGATTGCGGCCTTTTACTTTTATCTTGCGGACCACCAATAGGAACGCTCCTGGAAAGTTCGGTTGAGCGTCCATCTTGGCGAAGGCTCCTCGAGCGCGTTTGTTCTTGGTTCCCACTTCCAGCAAGAGATGCGGTAGCTCCGTCGTCGATAGCGCAACGACGTCGACGCCTCTCGATCCACGGCTGGGGTAGCAGAAGTAGCCGTGCTTCTCCTCGAGATGCGCGATAGCTAAGTTCTCGGTGGCGTTCCCCGCTTGGCGCGTGCTCATTCAGGGCCTTTCATTGACTGTGAGTCTACACTCACGTTAGTAGCAGGGCTTGGAGTAGAGGTCATGCGTGGTTAGCCCTTAGCCACGCAAACAACCATGTGATCGCGCAAGTCGCCCCGATGATGTAAAGCCCGACGCTGATTCTCACGGGACCACCCAGAATGGCAACTAGTAGTGAGGCTAGGCAGATAGCGAGCCCTAGAATCAGCTCCCTCGGCTTGGGAGTTGGCTGGCTCATCCGGGCCCATTCTCGCGATCAGGCGGTGGCGTTAGAGTCGGCACGGGCGAATAACGAGAGGTGAACTTGTACTCCACCGTTTCGCCTTCCCACCGATTCCAGGCTAGGCAAATTGGATGCAGCTTAACGAACGCGGATTTCTGCATGTGCCGGGATTCCTTAGTCACATTCGCCCTCGATTGCTGCCAAGACGTCACGCGGGGAGGCATGATTACGCGCCATTTCGGCCACGTCGGTAATAAGATGTGCCGCCTCACGCAAGAGGTCACGCGCGTACACGGGACAGCTAGGACGGTTGGCGTTTATCAGACAAGCTTTCGCTAGTTCAGTCATTCACGGCTTCCTCGTATCGGCGGGGGAGGCTACAGGGTGAGAAGCGCAGGTCATGCGGGCACGTCCAACTTGCCGCAGACTACGGCGCTGTGATGGGGGCAGAGCCACTCGTCGCGAGAGCGCGGCATAAATAGTCCTCCGTCTCCACAGTCGCAGCCGGCTTCGTATTGGCAGCGGCGACGGCGCTTGTTGGACTTGAACTTATGGCCCGCGTTCAAGTGGTCGCTCACGAAGGAGGCCGTCAACGCTTCGGGCACTCCTCGACCCGTGAGGCTGGCCCCACATTCGCAGACGTATCGCACTCGCTCTAGGCTCATCGGGTACTCACGCAGGCTTCAAAGTTGGGCTGAAGTGTGAGTATTGGCGTGATGCGGCGAAGGCGTCTTTGTTCGCCGCAGGTGTAGACGACCGTTCCATCGCCCTGTGGAGTTTTAATGTACTCGCTGACGAGCTTTTTGCGCCAAGGGGCCGTGTGATGCGCGCACAGCCTTTCATCCTTCTCGCCGCTGCACGGAGTCTCCACGAGAAACTTAGGCTGCCGTTCGCACAGCCCCGATAGCGTCTTACGCGTGGTGGCTTCGCAAAGCCGAGCCTCGGTGTGCGCCTTCTTGGCATCGCTAATCGCCTGGTGAATGCGAATCCGTTCTATCTTCTTGGCTTCGATTCGTTCGGCTTCACCTGCTGGGCGCTCAAGCATTTTCTTGGCCCGCTTCGGGAGGCACCTGGAGCAAACACGCCATGCGTTCTTGGCCCCCAATGGTCGCACCAAAAACTCTGCAACGCTGCTGCACTCAAAGCCGTACGGCGTAAACGTGCATTTCGCGCCAGGCGCGGTGCTCCAGCGGCGATAGGTCGATTCGGTGATTCGTTCCACGACAATGGCGGGCGCGGCCTTGCGAGCCTCCTTGTGCCGTGAAAGCAGGGTTACGCTCATTTCGCGCCCTGCTTCGCTGGCTTCCCGCACATACAGCATGGCTTATTGGCGGTGGCGCATAGGTGCGAGCAGTTGCAGTATAGTCGAGAGCCGCATTGAACGCAGCGGCCGTAACTTATAGGATTTTCCTTTCCGCACACGCTGCATTTCATGGCGTCACGTTCTGCGTCGGCGGGCAGTCTGGTATGTCCACGCCACATTGAGGGCCCACTCTGCACCCTCAATGAAGCAGCCGCGCTCCAGGGCGGTAAGCTGCTCACCGCTGGTAGTTATCGGCCCTGATGGAAAGCCGAATCCGTCGGGCGGTTCGCGATAACGCTTTGCTGCCGCTTCACGCAAGCGGGTGGCGAGGTCACGCGGGGGCTGCGATGTGGGGGCGGTCATGCTTCCACCGCTTCATACGTTGCCGCGAAAATGTCGGGCTTGCACGGGTAGAACTCGCCTTTGACGCCCTTGATAATCCAATCTCCCGGTCCAGCGTACATCGTGCCTTCAAGTGTTTTTATTTGCACGCCGGGCTCCATGCCGACCATCCAAGGGTGACCACCGCACCACTCGATAGCGGCGGCGAGGGCATCGTTACTTGTCAGTTGCATGGCCTCAATAACGACGGGCTTTTTGCGGTAATGCTGTGCGTTCTTCACGGCGTTCCTTTCATTTGGGTGTCACTGTCTATTACGGGATCACTCATGCTGCTCTCCAAATTGCGGCGATGAGTTGCTCGCCTAAAAGCTCGGTGTACGCCGGCGGGATCGCTTCGTTGACTTCGTGCGCCGTTTTGCACCACGGCATATCCATGATGGCGATGCGCTCGGCGGTCGTGCCCTTGTACGGACGTCCGCCCTTCGTGTTAGGATTGCGCTCTTTTGTTGACGTACCGCCGCCATAGACTCCAAGCGTTACCCCGTCGCCCCGTTCGCAGGCGCAGGGCGGAATAAGGAGCACAACGTTAGACTCAAAGATGCGATGCCTGCGGAGAACGTACTTGCCGAGTCGCAGTCCGAGGGCCACTCCGCAAAGCTCGACACCATGAAGCGGCGCGCCCTTAACGTTCTCGATGATATAGGGCAAGCCGGTTGCGATCAGTCGCTCGCGGACGGGTCCAACCAGGTCGGGGTGGTTCTCCCGCGTCCCGTTTACGATCGTTGCAGACGAGTATCTCTGGCACGGCGGGGAGGCGTGAATCGCATCGAAGCCCTCTAGCGGAAACGCCATAGCATCCGCTTGATGAAACTCGAAGGGATAGTGCGGCTGCGGCTTAATGTCCACGCCCACGACCTCGAAGCCAGCTCGGGCATATCCCATCGCTGCCCCGCCAGCACCACAAAAAAGGTCTAAAAGGCGTGGCTTAGGCACGGATCACCCCGTGACGCTGGCAGTGCAGCGGTTGTTGGCAGATTCCCGGCTCGTGATAGCAGCGGCAATAGTTGCAGTAAACGTTCATCGCGCACTCGCAGAAGGTGGGCAGTCAGGAATATCTACGCCGCATTGAGGGCCTACGGTGCAGCCCCAATCGTGACCACAACAGCCCGCGAGGAGCAAGAGCAGGGCGATAACCGCTCTCATTGCCCCGCCTCGTTATCTGACGTAAGAGCTGCGGTGAGGGCTGCTTTGTCGATGCAGTTGCACTCGGTGCCGTGCGGCGACCCGTCATGCTCGCAGTCAAACGGCGCAAGGTAGACGGCGTTGAATCGCTCCACTATCGCGTCTGTCACCACTAGCGGCTTCTGAGCCCTGAGAGCGGCTGCGGCTTCGCGCATGAGGTTGCCCATCACGCCCGCCATTTGTTCGCTACGGCGCTCCAGGTCAGCCGCGATGTCGTCGCGATCTCTCATGGCTGCTCTCCTCGAAGGGCTGCGGTTTCGCGCGCGTGTTGCCAGCACTCGTCGCCGGGTAGCTTCACCTTTCGCGAGCATCCGGTCCAGCGGCACGTCACGCCCTGGAAAGTCGTCGGCACGGAGCGGAAACGCGCTTCCCATTCACGGAGATCGGCCTTTTGCTTCCCGACGATCGCGCCAAGCCGGTCTATCTCTGCGAGCAGGAATGGAACGTCATCGCGCAACAGGAGCGAAGCTTGGCAGGCAAAGCAATGGCCGCAGAGATACGGGATGCCGCTCTGAATCTGAACGCAAGCTGCCATTAGTCGCGCGCTAGTCGGCTCAATAACACCCGGCCGACAACGCTCTTGGATTTCACGCAAGCGGGTGGCGAGGTCACGCGGGGGCTGCGATGCGGGGGCGCTGCTCATTATCGTATCCCTACCTTTGCTTTGACGTAGTAAAACCCGTGCTCATTCCAATACGATGATTTCCATTTGTGGCAGCCATCGTGACCCTTTGGCTTTTCACAGATTACGTCTGGCTCGTCCGGCGAAAATACATCACCGCAACTCATAAAGTGGGCCTCGGTAGGGCTCGTCGCGCACTACCCGCATCGCCGGTATCGACCGCGCGTTCGTGGCGGTGCCATTGACGGGTTTGTACGAGCAAGTCGTCGCAGACTCGCAGCCCTGCGCGAGTGGTCCCGCGCGACCCATACACAGCTTCGCTCATGGCTGGTTCGTCCAAACGACGCGGCCTGCTGAATCGGGAGCCGATACGTCTATGAGGCGCACCGATGCGGGCTTGCCGGTGATTAGATATTCGTTTTCGTTTACGCACTCGTCCACGGCGCTGGCCGCGAACTTTGCCTCATCAGTCGCTTGCGCGTCATCCTGCTCGGGCAACTCGAACCGTTTCGTGATTTCCAGCATGTAGGTAGTCATAAGATCATTCCACTCCCGGTTTGGCGTAGCGCGAGGGCTGTCCCAAAATGGAGTCTACCGCCCCGCGCAACGACTCCACCTCGGCGCAGGTTGGCTCCCGAAAGGTGGGGAACTCTTGCTCGGCGAGATAACGCCCCAAAGCCCTGCGCGCCATATCTGTTGTAAACTCGACAGTTTGGACGAATTTATCGCTAATGATGGCGCGTACTTCGCGGGATAACGGACAATCGCAATCTGCGTCATCACCGACACTTGCCCATTCTGAATCATGTTCATCGCACAGCTTGCGAATGTTGGCGAGCTTCGCAGCGAGGGCGGCGTTCTCGCGGTTGCGCTGCCATGCCGCGCCTTCCCGAAACGCGCGAGACAGGCTGCCTTTGTGGTCCTCTTTCGTGCCTTTGGGCCACGGTTTTTTGTAGCATGATTCAGCATAAGCTTCCGAGGCGGGGTCGCAACGCTCTATCTGTTTGTGGCTCAGAGGCTGGCTCATCGTTCGATGCTCCTGAAGCCCTTCGAGATTTCCGCGAAGGCACGGTCCATGAGGGCGAAAGCGCGATCGAACGCCGCAGGCCAACGCTTGCGCGGTCGAAGGTCGGCCTCAATCTTCGTTCCGCACTTCGGGCAGACGCCTCGAATGAGGTGAGGCTGGCTCATGCAGTAGGCTCCTGTAGCGAGGTGCGCCTCATGGCGGCGGGATCATTTCGTCGGCGTAGTCGAACAGCGGCTCGGCATCTTCGGGCGGCCGACGCTTCCCATCGCGCTCGCGCAACGCTCGAGCTCGCTGCTGATCCTGCCGGTGCAGCGAGGCGCTAATCGCCGCGGCGTCGCGTTCGTAAGTCGCGTTCCATTCTTGCTCGGCTTGCTCGTACACGAGACCGCGCCGGCGGGCATCGTCGAGCCAGCGCTTGCGGCGGATGATCGCGAATCCGAGCGGGCTATCCAGCGCGATCGGCGCAACCTCTCGTAGCCAGCGCTCCCAATCCCCGAACGATCGGCCTGGCGGGCGAATGTCCTTGAGGCCGCCCATAGGCCCGATGAGCGTCGAGAGCTTCGATAGGTCGTTTCTCATGCGTGCGCCGCCGCTCTGCGGGCGTGCGCCCCGATAATCTCGTCGTGCACGATCTTGACGCTCCTAACCGGCTCCCCGATACGCTGCGTTGCCTGCTTCCAGCCGGCGACCGCAGCGGAGGGAGCGATCCTCTGCCGGGCCATAGCCAGGGCGTGCTTGCGGTTAGCGTGCTTCCAGGCCGTGACCCCTTGCGCTCGGCCGATGAACGGCTCGAGGCACTCCCACACGGCGACCAGGATCGCGTCTCGGAGCTTGTAGACCTCGACGTCGAAGGGCAGGGGGCGGTCTCTGCGCTGCTTGCCGTTGCCGTTAGAAGGTTCGTTAAACCCCGGCAGCGTGCTCGAAAGTGTCTGTCCGCAAGTCGGACAGCATGGCGTTTTCACGCGCTCGCCTCTAGCGGCATTTCGTAGGCTAGGCAATCGGCTCGGCAAACGACGTTGCGCGTGCCGAACCGGACGATCAAGACGTTCGGGCCTTCTGGATTGGGGGCGAAGGTATGGAGCACCTCGCCGGCGGCGCCCTGCGGGATCGGTGGCTTCCACCACTCCATCGCTATTTCGGCGTATGCGAAAACGGTCACCCGGGAGCCTCCTGCTTGGTAAGTTCTGGAAAGACCATGATTGCTCCGTCGCGATACGGTATCGCGAGCCAGCCGTTGCAGAACTGAATCTCGGCGTGCGGCTCGAGCGTTGTCCGCTAGTAGCGCTCGGAGCTCGGCGACGGTCACAACCCCACCGCCTGCAAAATCCGGTCCCAGACTTCGCCTAATCGGAAGTTGGGCTGCATCATGCGGATGGTCGCCGCCTTATCATAGGCGTGTGCTCGGTTTGCGCGATCTAACCATTCGTCGTTCGAGTCGATACTGTAACCCCGAAGAATAGCCGCGCGCCGAGTCGCGATGGTTAAGCGCAGATTCCTCTCGCGCTGAGTTCTCGCGAGAATCTCGGGTATCCCGAAGCCGTAGACGCGCTTACGCATTGGCAGCCTCTTTCTCTAGCGCGAGCTGCGTCTCGAGCCAGAGCTCAAACGGCGCGTCCTTGTCGCGGTCGCGAACCCAAACGGTTAGCAGGCGGTACAGCTTGCGAAGGTCGGCGTGCGAAAGCTTCGTCGACGACGTTTCTCCGAAGAACGCTTGCGCGATCTCGTGGCGATGCGCGTCGGGGATCGATTGGCTCGTGGCGTAGGCCATAACCGCCTTGCGGCCGCTGTCGCGGTTCTCGGGAGTATCGGTATCGCGCGGCCCACCGTTCGCTGCGGGCTGTGCGGCCGGGCCGCCAACGAATAGCGATTGGTCCTTCGCCTCCTGGCCCTCGTCGGTCATCCCCTCATACGTCGACGCGCCCTTCGGCAGCAAACCCTCGAGCGTTTTCCAGGAGAAGTCGTCGATGATCTGCCCGGCCTTCAGCGCTCCGCTGCGGCTCTTGACGATCTGCGCTCGAGCGCGCTTCCCGTCGTTACCGAGAACCTTGATGACAAAATCGAAGGCGTACATCGTTTTCTTGTCGCCATCGAACACCTCGCCGATTTTAACGAGGTCGTTCTGCGCGACCACCTTACCCTGCACTGTGTCACCCGGCTTCGCGTACTCCGCTTTGATCCAGCCGACGCATACGACGTTCACCTTCAGCTTGTGGTAAAGCTCGTCCAGCAGCGAAGAGAACTTGCGTTTGATGCGTCCCCAATCGAGCGGGCGCAGGTCGTCGCTGCCCTGCTTCTGCCGTTCCATCGTAGCGGCGTTCACTAAGCCGTTGTATATCGACGTTAGCGAATCGATGACGAGCGTCTCGCACTGCACCTTGCCTTCGCGCACTTGCTTCGTTAGGTCGCGCACGTCGCTATAGCTCTTGGTGGGAACGGCGGTGAACGCGAATCGGTCTGAAAACCAATCGATCGAGCCTTCCGCGTCGATGACTGCGGGGTTCGGAAACGTAAGCGCGGCATGGGTTTTCCCGACGCCCGCCTCGCCGATGAGGAGCACCTTAGCGCGTCGGTTTTGCTTGGCGATGGTTTCAAACTTGAGCGGCATGTGGAACCTTAACTTTCAGTGGGTTCTTATTAAGCTTGCAGGCGCTGAACTTGCAAGATTTGCAGAGGTACTCCTCGGGCGGATCGGCGTCGGGCATATCCTTGGTTAGCGCGGCGGCGAGGCGATCGTATTCAACCGCGACGTCGAACGCCGTTTCGTCCGTCTCGAACGGATGCACGACGAGGTAGTTTCCGGGGATGCGAGCGCCTTCGTCCTTGACGTAGATCGTGGCAGGCGACGCGGCGTAGTAGATGACGACGAAATGCTGCGGCGCCGCTTCTGCTAGGGCGTACTTGCCGCTCTGGATGCGGTGCGCTGGCTTGCAATCGCTGCGCCAGTCGCCAGTCCACGCGCTCCACTTAAACTCGATCGTGGCGAGCCTTGGAGCGATCCCGGATTCAGTGGCGCGCAGAACGACGACGTCGACGTGCCCCGGGATGCCGTCGTGCTCGACCTCATTCTCAGCGATGACAACGTAGCCGCTTTCGCGCGGGCCGGGGTTTTCGAGCCCGGCCTTCAGTAAGCACGCCATCCACGCACCCATGAGCGAGCCGTTGTGCATTCGCAGCAGGCTCTTAGGATCTTCGGGAAGGTCGAGCTTGCCGTTCATCTTCGCCCAAAGCTCACGCGAACACGCGCCAGCGTCGCTGATTCGCAGCTTGCCAGGCTCGCGGTCGTGGTTGCGCGAGAGAACGCTTGAGGTTATCTCGGCGTGGTACGCTTGCGCGCGTTCGAGCAGCTCCGGCGTGCGAAGCGCGGTCTCGATCGCGGATTTGATATTCTCGGCGTTCACGGCAACACCGCCCCGCCAAAGTAGGCGACGACCGCAGGCGAGACGGGGCTCAGCTCCCGCCCATCCCCGGCTGGCTGGCATAGCACAGAAGGCAAAGGTTGCCCCACAGCAGCGGCTCGGGGTGAAACTCGGCGCTTGGCTTGCGCTTGCGGCATTTCGTGCAGCGTTTCATGCACGTCGCTCCGCCTTCACATAGCGTTTCTCCGCTTCCGAGATCGCACGCATGGTCGCCCAAAACGTGCGCTCGTTCAACCAGCGAACATACGCAGAGCCGCCGAGGAGGGCGATCGCGATGACCGCCCCGATCTCAACTGCAGTTAGCATAGCTCTCCGATCTCCGTCGCTGATGCCGTTTCTCCGCCGGCGTCGTTCATCGCTTCGGACCAGCCCCGGATAACCTGGGCTTCCGCCTGGGTCCGGGGCTTCGAGAGCAGGTGGTTCAGCATTGCGCCGAAGCCGGTGTTCGTGTTACCTTTCATGTTAGCTCATCCTTCAATAGTAGCTAGTGGGGAGGGCGCGGCAGGTGTTACCGCGCTCTCCTTTCCGTTGCGAACTTTAGCCGCTTCGGCGCGGTTACTCGCCAAGCACTTACGGCAGCGGACCCTATCACGCACGGCTTTCCGTTTGTAACAGTTCACACAGCGGCCTTCGTGTTTGGCGATCGCGCGCTTAGCGTTTCGATTCACGCCCTGATTTTACCATGACGCTACCCTGATACGCAAGAACCGCGCCAGGATTTCTCCAGCGCGGCTCTCGTCTCATCATCCTCTGAGGCTCGATCTCTACTCCTGCGACGCCATGATCTCCTCTCGCGAAGGCCAGGAGTATTGGCCGCCGGCGTGGTGCGGCAGCGGGTGGCCGTATTCACGCTCGCAGAACATCGTGCCGCGCCCCACGTCGCCGTTCGCCAGTAGGATCTTGACGTCGTGGGCGTCGAGGCACTTGCGGCGCGACGGGTTGCTGAAGGCGGTGAAGAAGTGGTCGAGCGCTTTGGCATATTTTTCGTCGAAGCTCATTCAGAACACCCTCGGAGGCGCGGATGGGTCAACGGAGCGCAGCGGGCGACCGCGGAGCTTATGCTCACTGCTTCCAGCGCCCCAACCATCGAGGAAGTGCCTCAGCGCCGCGCACGCCTCCCTTGCGCCGTAGTAGCTGCCCTTGAGGTGCTGGCCGCTAACGATCCACGTAGCCCCCTCGCGGCTCAGCGTTGCGCTCTTGTCGCCGGTCGTGTCAATATACGCGCGGAAGGCCGCTTCGACGTCGCGGCCGTTCTCGCGGTGAATGTGTGGGCTCATGGACAGAGCAGCCTGAGCGGCACATGCGCGCCGTGCAGCACGACCAGGATCGTGAAGAATAACCATGCTCCGGCGCCGATACCGACGACGAATGCCCTGGCTACGAGACCGCCGTAATCGCTGCTCATAGCGCGCCCGCCAGCGTCCGCAGCAGCGGCGCGGTAACGTAGTGCCAGATCGCCACGCCAGCCAACGCATCGAAGGCGAGATACGCGCCAAGCAACACCGCAGCGCGCGTCATCGCTGGCCCCCGAGCGCGGCGGCAGCCTGCCCAAACGACGCCTGCGACAGCTCGGCCACCGGGCCGCGCATCGCGAACAGAAACACCGTCGCGAGCGTGACGAGGAAGAGCGCCGCCACAAACTCTCTCATAGCGGCGCCACCTTCATGGCGAGGTCTAGGAGTATGGCGAGTAACGCGCAGACGCCGAGGATTTCCCAGGTGTCCCAGCCGCTCATGCCGACACCTTCGCCTTGCGCCGACGCGGGTACAACTCGGAGTTGCAGCGCTTGCATTCGGCGGCCACAGCCGTTCCGTGGATGCAGTACGTGGCGTCGCGGATAGGCAGCGGCGAGAGGCCGCGACCGTATTTGGGCGCGGACCGCATTATTCGCCATCCCCGAAGTATAGATGCGACGCAAACTCTAGAAGCGTTGCCTCATCGTCGCGCAGCAGGTTCATCGAGGTCCACGGTATACCCCAATCTTGAATCTGAAGGGCGACGCTTGTCGGCTGACCGTATTCGTTGAGATCACCTATGATTCTGAGGCCAGGGCCGCCTGTAGTTAGCAGCACCTCGAACTCCGCCGGTCGCGCTCCGGTCTCGCCGGGATTATGCCACGGTTCTCGTACCTGAACAGACAGCGGGTATTCGTGGAACTCCTCGTCGATCGCGTCAGTCTTGTAATCGGCTCCTCCTTGGTTAGTGACGGACGCGTTGTACTTAGCGACGAGCTCCCGGATGGATTGAAGATGCCCTTGGGCATTCTCAACCGCGTGGTCTTTTTCTTGGGGTTCCATCAGCCTTCTGGCTTTCTGCGCCGTCCTGGCGCGACTTAGGTGACTCCACGATACCACTAGCGTCAAGCCCTCGGCCAACCAGCCCGGCCTTCACGCGAGCACGCCACCGAGCTTTCCTCTCACGCTCAGAGCGACGACTCGTGCCACGCCAAGCCACGCCCAGCACCCATTTGTAGCCGTGGCCGCGAGCCATCTTGCCGTCCACAGTGTTCTCCTTGTCACTATCAAAGGCCACGATTCCGATAGGTACAACCAGCACGCCACGGAGTCATTCAACCACGCCATCTAGGCCCAGGTCACAGACGTATAGCAGGCTTACGGTACAACTCACGCTGGATTGCGAGGCTATCGGTAGAGTAAACGCAGTAATCCACGGTGAGAGGTACACTCTAGCCCCTGATGGTTTGGCTCGGAGAGCCCCGGGGCGGGCTGCCCCCGCCCGGGTGCATCGCGATTTGCCAGATTTTGGCTGCGCGCGCTCTAGGGGAGGCATTTAGAGGTGGGCTTGGTCGGCGCGGGGCGCCTTGGTGTGGTTCATCCAGCCTGCGGCTGTCTCGCCGTCCCGGCTCGAAAAGGAAGTTTAAAGCCCCCTGAAAGCCGCACGCTGAGACGACGGTGTTGGACAGCGCAGTCTGTCGTTTACTGAGAGCTTCGTGCTCCGGAACGGTCAGCCGAGTTTTTGCCTACGAAGCCTCGGCCAGCTTCGGTTGTCGGCGAGTCCCGGCTCGACTGACCGCGGCTCGCGATAGGAGCGCAGCAGATATCTCCGAGATGACGGCGTCGAGTTCTTGCTGGACCTGGGCGTTGGAGAATCTGAGAACGAGGTAGCCGTGCCCCCGAAGCACTCGATCACGTTGAGCGTCGTAGAGTCGGGTCCGATCGTGAACCGGACCGTCGACCTCCACGACGACCTTGGGCGTTCGCGCGCAAAAATCGACGATGTATCCAAGCATGCGAGCCTGTCGGGTGAAGCGGTATCCCAGCGGATGGGCCAGGTCCGTATGTCGGAGGGACTCCCATAACCGCGCCTCGGACGGCGTCGGGTTCTCGCGGAATTGCCTAGCCCGCTCGGTTTTCCAAGCGGGCATACGGCGACGGATTCCCTGCACGCTATTTGCCGGCGAAGGCTTTGGCGAGGTTGCGGTTGTCGTAGTGCATGGCGGCTTCGAGGAGCGCCACGTCCAGCGACTTCTTGCGGGCTTTAAGGACGGCGCGCAGTTCGACCATCTCGTTTTCGGTCTCCAGGACGGAGGCTCGGAGATCGCGGATGCGACCCAGGACGAAGAGGTCGGAGAATGAGAGCTGCTCCCCGGTCATACCGGAGAGTTCTTCGATGCGCTTTTCGTTCTCAGACTTGGGGTGCTTGCGGTCGCCGTCGACCGCCTCGAGCTTTGGTTGAGCCATAAAAAGGACCGCCTTTCTTGCGTCGTTGGCGGCCTTCGTGCTATGGTGGGCGCGGGTCGGCTGCAACGACCTTTTAGAACCGCTGGGACGTGTTGCCCGGCGGTTCTTGCATTCTAGGACTGTGAAGCGGTATCGTCAAGGGGTGGAGTGGATCACGCTCGGGCTGTGGCTCGTCTTCGCCGGGGTGGTGACGTGGGTGTCGACCAACCCGGCGTATCGGTAAACTGTACGAGTGTATAGCCCGGGGCCGGCGACCGACGTCCTCACCTGCGCGCGCGAGCAAGGCTTCGGAAACGCCACGCTTGGCGGGCCTAGCGGCGGGACGCCGAACGATCCGCCGACGACGCTGCTGTTCGGGGCGGCGGAGGTGGAGCTGAACGCCGCTTCGATCGTGCTGACGTTTGCTCAGAAGAACGGCTTCCCGGGGTCGCAGTATTTTGGGGGGAACCCTCCCGCGGCTCCCGAGGGGATCACGCTGCCGCCGCCGATCGTGGTGTGGGGATGAGCGATCTCGAGCAGGTGGGGATCATGGTCGAGCGGCGCGCGTGGTGGGAGTACCCGGCCGGCAAGTCGCCGGCGTCCGCCGATCCGGATAGGGCGAAGCGTCGCCGCAAGAACAAGCTCGCGCGCATGGCGCGCCGGAGGAACCGAACGTGAAGGACGTCGACGTGCGCCGCATCCTCGCCAAGATCGAGCCGGGCGACTACGACCGCGCGCGGGCTCTCTGTGAGCTAACGCGGGACATGGATCTGCGCGCCGCGCTACAGCTAGTCATCGGGGAGCGGGAGAAACCGCTCAACGGGGAATAAGGCAAGCAAGGAGGGTCCTTTCATGCACTTGCTCGTAGCGTTCCTGATTTTCTTCGTGATCCTGGTTGTGGCCGCCGCGATCGTTATTTTCATCCTGCAGCAACTGGCGCCGCAATACCCTTGGTCAAGGAATCTCGTTCTAGCGATCTGCGGGCTGATTCTACTGATCTGGCTCGTGGCGCACTACTCCGATATCGTCGGCGCCCTTCACGGCTAGGTCCCGCGCAAGGCACGCCGGGCAGTAGGGCGGCTCGCCGCAATCGTAGCAGAGCGGGCCGCTATAGCCGCATTTTTCGCAATTTTCCACCCTCGAACCCTAGCATAAATCAAGCAAGGGTGGTAATGTTATACAAAACTTTGGCCCTGATACCACCCGCTTTTTGTCACGACTTGAACGACGCGAGTCACGCGCTGAACACTCTGTAACACAAAGCAATCAACAGCAGTCACGCGCGAGACGCGCGGTGACACGAGGAGACACGATGGAGTCAACTTTGGGCCGCAAAGCGTGAGCGCCGAACAAGTCGGACCATCGCGCTTGCACATTCCGGGCGCGCCGCCGCCAGGTCAGCCGCAGTTCCGTCACATGGTCGTCCGCGACGCGAAGGGCAACACCTTCGCCATGCCGTTTACTTACATGGCCGCGCTGGACGAGAACGCCGCGAAGCAAATCTATCACGTCGTCCGTAAAGCCACGACCGATTCGATGCGCGATATGATCGCCGGGATCGCGGCGCTGATCGTTCAAGCCTTCCAGCCGCAAGCCGCGAGCGTCCCGGCGGACGACGAGAACCCGGACCGGCTCTGCGCGGCGCCGCTCGCGACGGGCATGTGTAACCAGCGGCGCGCGGATCATCCGATTGAGGGGCACGAGTTCGTCCCCGGAGCGCAGATGGCCGACGAGCATGGCGTGGCGCAGCTTGATATCGCGCCGCCGCCCGAGGAAGAGAAGCCACCCGAGCCCGCAAGTGAGTGAACCAGCTCAAGCGTCGTCCTGGGCGACCGAGGAACAAACGCTCTGCCAAGATCGCCCGGGAGGTCCGAGTTTCCCCTATCCTGGACGACGTCGTTTGGGAGATCGTCGAGACGGAGCGGCGGCGGTATTCGGAGGTGGGTGGCGCGCTCATGCTGCTCGGAGCCGGGGTCTGGCGGCGCCTTCGTGAGCATCCGCATATTCGTAAGGGCTTCGCGTTCGACTCCGACGCCGCGCTCTTGCTCCTGGCGCAGCGGGAGATTACCGAGGAGTTCTTCGACGTGCAGTCCGACGAGGCTGACCGCGTGCTAGCCCGGAGCCACCGCTTCAATGAAAGGAGCGAGTTCTACAAGTGAACCATCAAGTACACCTAGATAACGCGATACGCCATCTCGATAAGGCGGACAGGCATCTTCACAACGCTCAGGTGATCCTTTTGGTCGGAGGCTCTATTTCTGCGGTTCTACTCGTCTTTGCTATCTTCTGCGCCTTCATGGCTTTTCGCTAATGCGGTCGCAGGAAGTGGTCGCGCTTCAGGCGCGCGAGTCGGGCCAGAACGTCCCGAATGAGTTCGTCATCGCCGTGGTCAACCCGCAAGGGGTTCTCAAACAGTACGGCGGCGTCGACGAGCATATCGCCGACGAGCTGCTGGGGATCATCGAAGAGGGCTGTGCGCTGGTGACTCGCGTCCCAGGGTCGGACCTGCGCGAGATCATGGAGGCGCAGGCCGCGGGGGACGTTCCCGAGCAGATGCCGCGCAACATCGCGGAACGCTACGGCGCCGCGCCGCGGGCTGGGGCCGAGGGGGAAGGCGAGAAGCCGCAGGGGCTCGGGCAGCGCCCGGTAGTGGAAAGCGAGCAGTGAAGTGCCTGAACGCGCAAATCGCGCTGCGCCCGAAGCTCATGCGCGAGCAGGCCACCGAGGGCAGCACGATCATCCTCGCCCAGGAAGTCCGCGAGCGCTCGCAAGAGGCCGAGGTGGTCGAGGTCGGGCCGGGCGAGATGAGCTACGGTAAGCGAATCCCGATCGATCTCGCCAAGGGCGACCGCGTCCTCTACCTGCGCCAGGGCTACACCGCGACGATCAACGGCGAGACGCTCTATTTTGTCACCGACCGCGACATTCTCGCCGTCCTCTACGACGACGACAGCGCCGAGTTCTACGGCCAGACCGTCGACGAGGAAGTTCGTAAAGCGGCGCTCGGGAGAGAATAGTGGGACGACCGAGAGGCGGATACCGCGGACCACCATGCACGGAGCCTTTCAACATGCCGCTACCGCCAGCGCTCCATGCCTTCATGCGGACCCACGCCTTCCGCCGAGACATTACCGAGCAGGACCTATTCCGAACCATTTCGACTTGCTGGGTTAGGCGCGTCACGCCGCGGGACGACCCGGTCTTTAGCCTGAACTCCATCGGTTTCTATATGCCGCCAGCGGTAAGCGATGACGACTTCTACGATGGGTTCGTTGCGAGCTTGCGCTTTCAGCCGGAGCCCGACGTTCCGGTTCTCTCCGTCAATGAACCTCCCGCCCGTACTGCGTCCGAACAATGGCCGAGCCAAAAACGGTAATCCCGGTCCGCCGGCGCGGATCGCACAACCCGGGCGGAGCGAAGCCGCGCCGCACCAAGGACGCCGGCGCGCTTTCCGAGCTCGATCGCGAGGAGCGGGAGTTCAAAGAGCGCCGCGCCGCCGAGCGAAAGAACAGCAAACCCCTCCGTGTGCTGGTGCGCGGGCCGGTGTATCTCTCGCTGCTTAAACTGTCCGAGACGTTCGGGCGCGAGCCGAAGATCCAGGCCGAGCTTTGCCTAGAGCTGGGCGTGCGCTTCTACGAGAACAACAACACGCCGTTCGGCGGACCCCGGCCGCTGGAGAATCTTCCCGAGGTGCGTGAGGGAACTGTAATAGAAAGTGGAGATGCTCCGTTGCATCGCGCGCCGACGAAGGCTGAGCCACGGGGCGCCGGCTGGATGGGCCAGGATGCTGGGCTACCTGTAGCGTCGACTCGCGTCTGGACCTCGCCGGAGGAAGCGACCGTCGCCGTCGTACCAATTCAGGAGCCGCCTCCAGAAGAGGAGGGAGGAGCCGCAGCGCCCGCATTCACCATTCCGCCGCAACCGCAAGATAGCGGTGCCGCGGCGGCCGAGGCTCCCGTCGAGGACGATATCGAGGTGACGGTCGTATGAACTCTTGCCAAATTACTGATTGCGTGCTAGCAGTTACCTGGATGGTTATCGGGTTCACATGGTTCGGGTTAGTCGGAAACCGACGACGCCTGCGCGAGATGGAGAAGCGGCTAGGATATAAACCTACGCAGTGGTTTCCATGAAGGCGTGGCGCCCGTTCCATCGCGGCCTGATGATCGTCGCACCACGCGTTGGCAGCGGGAAAACCGCCAGCGGCCTACACGTCGAGATCGGCCTCTACAATCGCGACGTCACGCGCCGCACGAAGATGATCGCCGAGGTTCTCTCCACCTTCGGATGCGATCAGGTCAAGCCGGGCGATACCGTCGTCTACCGATACGGAGCGGAGAACGCGGTCCGCGATAGCGAAGGCGAGGAGTTAACCTTTCTTTCCGAGCGCCACTGTATACTGGCTAAGTGATGGACATAGAGAAGCAGCTTCAGCACGCCGTTGACCGCGACGAAATGCACCGGCTAATTGAAGGGTTACACGATGACCAAACTGCGATCCTAATAACTCAGTGCGATACAGAAGATCCAGACGCCTTAGATGGTCAGACCGTGACCTATCACCACATCGGAACAGTGGCTCTCTGGAAGGCTCTCGGATTGATCGAGTGCGCCAAGTCGCAAATACACGAGACGCATTACCACGAGGATTGCTGCACCGCAGAGGAGGAGGAATAATGCCTTTCTACAGCTACCACTGCGGCGCGTGCGGCCACGAGTTTGAGGCCCTCCACAATATCAAGCTCGAAGCCGAGGCGGTTGAATGCGTGCGCTGCAAGGTAACAGGCATGTGCGACCGCCAGGTTTGCGTTCCCGGACGAGCCAAGGTTCCGGGCGGGACCGGCGCGTCAAAGAGGGCGTGGTGAGCTGCGACTATATCCCGCCGCTCCCCGTTCGGGAGGATACCAGCGAGGAGTGGATGGAGGAGGACGATGGAAGCGTGTATGATGTTGACGACTAGCCACGACCCGTTCGGGGAGAATGGGGAGGAATCGGAGGACTTCGACGGATGCCACTACTGAAGCGCAAGAAAGGCGAGAAGAAATCCGCCCAGGGGGTACGAACCGCGATGCACGAGTTCAAGCGCGGTAAACTCCACAGTGGATCGAAGGCTGGTCCAAAGGTAAAATCCAAGGCGCAGGCTATCGCTATCGGTCTAAGCAAAGCGCGCAAATCCGGGGCGAAAGTTCCGAAGAGAAAGAAGGCCAAGAAGTGAAAGTCATCCATCCCGCCAAGATCAAGAACCTCATGGAGCGCGGCAACAAGCCGAGCGACGGAGAGACGAAAGTGATGCCTGGCGTCAAGTTCAAGAAAGAGCAAGCGCGCCGTACCCCGAGCGGTTCGCGCCGTCCCCGAAATAAAGGCCGCGGTTAGTGGCTGAACCCACGGACGTCG